TATCAGAATTACAAATTTTTGGAAAGGAAGCACAAATACCATATTATATTTCATCAAATATATTTAGTGAAATATTAACACCAAGTATTATTAATACAAGTAATTATGCATCCAATGTTTCTAATGTCATAGTAACAAATACAAGTAATTATGCTTCTAATGTTTCCAATGTTATTATAAATTCATTAAATGCAAATATTAACAATACAAGTAATTATGCTTCCAATGTTTCTAATGTTTTATTAAAAAATTTTAATAATTTTGTTTCATCTATAAATATATTCAATAATTCAACAAAATTATATAATATTACATCAACAACTAATGCAATAGATTTATCAAGATGTTATGTAGTTTTTAATTATACAGATGAAATATTTATAGATTCAGGAACATATGATATAACATTTGAACCATTATCATATAAAATTAATACTACACCTGAAATAATTAATTATTCATATCCATTATTAAAAGATACTATAACAAATACAACTATACAACCATTAATATGGTATAAATTTGAAACATATCAATATGACCCTTTAAATTATGATAGCACAGAATATGATAACTATTTTAATAAAAAATATCTATTTGATGATGGTTCATTATTAAATGGTTCATTGATATTATTAGGAACTAACGATACAATCACATTATTAGGTAATGAACCACCAATTAGAGGTTCAGCTAGTTTTACAAATACTAACAAATGGTATAAATTGCCAAATATTAAGTTTTATTCAATATATCAAACATCTGGAATAACTTTTAATTTTGGATATCTACAAAATTCTAATACAAATATTAGAACTGTTTTTGAATTTGGAAATGAAACTAATAATATATCTAATAATATATCTGTTATAACAAATGAAAGTATAAATAGAGAACCTATTCTAACATTTACAATAACTGATAATAATATAATAACACAATATACATATACATATCAAAATTTTGATGATGATCCTATAAATGTATCTTGGTCGATTGATAAAGATGGAAATTGGAATATAATGATTAATATGATAATACTTGCAAATGTAATTAACAAAAAAATTCCTGAAGGAATAAATGATTATTTAAATATGAATAATTATATTGGAAGAAAAATAAGTGGTAATGATACTTTTAGTTCTGGAATTGCTATATTTTATTTTAAAGTATATAATTATTGTTTAAATTTTAATGATAATATATTATTAATATATAATGATAGTACTAAAAGCCATTGGCTTAATTATTTAAAACCAATAATATTTTATATATTTAATGATGAGATTTATAGAAGTATAAATTATGGTTCATTGGATATTGGTGTTTTAACTCTATCAGCTGCAAAAGTTGCACCAATGAGATATCATGAAATTAGTAATATTAATAAAAATGGAATTGTTATTAATAATTCATATGTTGTAATTCCAAATAATACAATTGATTTATATTCAGTAAATATAATTACAGGTATATCTTTTTCATTTTGGGTAAAAGTTATAACATGTGTTGATGGTTCAATTATATTTAATTTTGGAGAAACATTAGAATCAAATAATATAATGATTAGTATAACATCTCCATCATCATTAATTTTTGAATTAAATTTTAAAATTAATGATGTATCATATACAACATCAATTGGAAATAATTTTATATATAATTGGACACATATAATATGGACTATATCAATTGATGGAGTTTGGAAAATTTATATTAATGGTAATAAATTAACTGATGTTGCAATTACAAGACTAATAACAAATATTCCAACAAAAACAAATAGATTATATTATATTGGACGTGCATTATCATCAGCAACACCGAAAATAATAATGAAAATGACAGATTTTAGAATTTATAATAAAATTTTAGAACAAGCGGATGTAAATGAATTATATTCAGGGAGAATTGAAATATATAAAAAAATAAATGTTGGAATAGGAACAACAAATCCATTATATTCTTTAGATATTAATGGTAATGCTAAAATAACAGGAAATACTAATTTAAATAAAATAAATATATTTGAAGAAATAGGAACAGATGCAACTTCAGATGGTGGTTCATTAACATTATCGCATAATAATCCGAATGGTATATCATCAATTGTATTTAAATCATATAATGCAAAAATAGCATTATATGAATATAAATTAACAAATGATTATGCTTATATAAAATATGTAGATAATATTTATGGTGGTATATATGATTATTTCAATATAAATCTCGATATACCAAATCCTCCTAATTTACCTGATTATACAACATTAAATGCATTAGTAATTGGTACAGAACCTGATATTACATATGATACTTCTCAAGATAATTTAATATTAATTCCTTCAGGTAACGTTGTTATTGCTCCAAAAAATAACATAACTTATATTTCAGGAAATGTAGGTATTGGAATAACAAATCCAGATATATATCAGTTAAATGTAAATGGATCTATAAATTTAATTTCATTATATAGTAATGCTATATTAATAGATTTTAATTCTTATGCATTAAAATCTGAATTAAATATTATTAATATAAATACTAGCAATTATGCTTCTAATATTTCTAACGTTATTATTTCTAACAATTCCAATTTTACATTAGGTACATCCAATATTTTAAGAAACTTAATAAATATAAATTTATTTAATTCTTCCAATTATGCATCTAATATTTCTAATATTATTATTACTAATAATTCCAATTTTACATTAGGCACATCTAATACTTTAAGAGACTTAATAAATACAAATTTATCCAATAATTCCAATTTTACATTAGGCACATCTAATACTTTAAGAGACTTAATAAATATAAATTTATCTAATAATTCCAATTTTACATTAGGCACATCTAATACTTTAAGAGACTTAATAAATATAAATTTATCTAATTCTTCCAATTATGCATCTAATATTTCTAATATTATTATTACTAACAATTCCAATTATGCATCAAATATTTCTAATATTATTATTACTAACAATTCTAATTATGCATCAAATATTTCTAATATTATTATTACTAACAATTCTAATTATGCATCAAATATTTCGAATGTATTAATTAGTTCTATTAATAATAATATTTATACAACTACTTATTATTTATCTAGTGAAAGGCAATATCCACCATTAAAATATAATAGTTCAGTTTCTGAAATTATAACTTTTACAGATATTAAAAATATTAATCCTATAAATTCTTTGAAAGAAACTTTAACAGTAAATTCAGGACTTTTATATGGGAATGGTAATTATATACTATATAGTTCTTCTTATACAACAAGTGGTAGAAAAGAAAAAATATTTGATTTTGAAAAAGCAGATAATTCTTCAATATTTTGGAACTCTGATAATTATACTGCCACCGGCGAATGTAATAATAATAATTATATAAAATCTGATTATTTAGGCGATTGGTTTATAATTAAATTACCCGTTCCTATTATTTTAACTAAATTTATATTTTATAATTCAAGTACATTTTCTGTAGCTGCACCCGGAACATGGAAATGTTATGGTTCTGTTAATGGTGATACATTTAATGAAATTACTCAAGGTTCTCAATCAACTAAAATAACATATAATAGTGGATTTTATACAAAAATATTAGATAATACATTTGATACAAAATATTATTATATTGGATGGTGTATAAATAGTTTAGCAGGTAATTTTACAGCTTTACTTTTCAAAGAATTAGAAATATTTGGAAAGGAAGAAATTACACTAACTATTCCAACATATATATCATCTAATGCATTATTTAATTCAATATTACCACAATATTCATTAACATCAGAAATAATTACAAGTATTACAAACTCAAGTAATTATGCTTCGAATGTTTCTAATGTTATTATCACAAATACAAGTAATTATGCTTCCAATGTTTCTAATGTTATTATCACAAATACAAGTAATTATGCTTCAAATGTTTCCAATGTCATAATAAGAAACACAAGTAATTATGCATCTAATGTTTCCAATGTTATTATAACAAATACAAGTAATTATGCTTCGAATATTTCTAATGTCATAATAACAAACACAAGTAATTATGCATCTAATATTTCTAATGTCATTATTAGAAACACAAGTAATTATGCATCTAATGTCTCTAATGTTATTATCACAAATACAAGTAATTATGCTTCGAATGTTTCTAATGTCATAATAACAAATACAAGTAATTATGCTTCCAATGTTTCCAATGTCATAATAACAAACACAAGTAATTATGCTTCCAATGTTTCAAACGTATTATTAAATTCATTAAATACAAATATTAATAATACAAGTAATTATGCATCTAATGTTTCCAATGTCATAATAACAAACACAAGTAATTATGCATCTAATATTTCAAATGTCATTATTAGAAACACAAGTAATTATGCATCAAATATTTCTAATGTCATAATAACAAATACAAGTAATTATGCTTCGAATATTTCTAATGTCATAATAACAAATACAAGTAATTATGCTTCCAATGTTTCTAATGTCATAATAACAAATACAAGTAATTATGCTTCCAATGTTTCAAACGTATTATTAAATTCATTAAATACAAATATTAATAATACCAGTAATTATGCATCTAATGTCTCTAATGTCATAATAACAAACACAAGTAATTATGCTTCCAATGTTTCCAATGTCATAATAACAAACACAAGTAATTATGCATCTAATATTTCTAATGTCATTATTAGAAACACAAGTAATTATGCATCAAATATTTCTAATGTCATAATAACAAATACAAGTAATTATGCTTCGAATATTTCTAATGTCATAATAACAAATACAAGTAATTATGCTTCCAATGTTTCCAATGTCATAATAACAAACACAAGTAATTATGCTTCCAATGTTTCTAATATCATTATAACAAATACAAGTAATTATGCTTCAAATGTTTCCAATGTCATAATAAGAAACACAAGTAATTATGCATCTAATGTTTCCAATGTTATTATAACAAATACAAGTAATTATGCTTCGAATGTTTCAAATATTATAATAACAAACACAAGTAATTATGCTTCGAATGTTTCAAATATTATAATAACAAACACAAGTAATTATGCATCTAACGTTTCAAATGTCATTATCACAAACACAAGTAATTATGCTTCGAATGTTTCGAATGTCATAATAACAAATACAAGTAATTATGCATCCAATGTTTCTAATGTTATTATAAGAAATATTGATAATAATTTTTTAAAATTATCAGGTGGAAATATTATGACGGGTGGTTTAAGATTTAATAATATACTAGCAAATAAAGTAATATCATTATATGATAATGCAACTCCTAATAATCATCAATTTGTAGGAATTGGAGCAAATAATGGTTTGATTTTAAATACTTATAATATTTCTGATGTTTTTCAATTTAGAGTTGGATTAACTTCATCAACATCAACCGAATTAATGAGATTAACAGGAACAGGTAATTTAGGAATTGGAACAACAGATACATCAATATATAAATTAAATGTTAATGGGTCATTAAATGCGACATCAATATCAAGCAATGGAATATTAATTGATTTTAGTAATTATGTTACATCAAATCAATTATATGGAAAAATAGAAAAACAATATCCTCCAAGAATATATGATATTTCTACAACAACAACAACACCATCAATATTTGGAAAAACTGATGTTATAACCGAAACAATAACATTAAATAATGGTGAATATGGTGCAGGAGATTATATAATATATTCTTCAAGTTCTACTTCTGGTAAAAATAAAAATTATTTATTTAATTATATAATTAATGATAATAATTCAGGAGGTTGGAATAATGATAATTATTTAACAAATGGTTCTTTTAAAAGTTCTTTAACATCTTATTATATTAATGAAACCAATTATCTAGGAGATTGGATAATTATTAAATTTCCAAGTGAAATTATTTTATCTAAAATAAATATTTATCCTTATTTAACATCCATATCAAGAAATCCATCATCATGGCGTTGTTATGGTTCAACAAATGGTGAAATATTTAATATTATTTCTCTTGCTTGTAATGATATTAGTCCATTAACTGCTGATGATTATAAAAAAGGTTATTATGAAAAAATAATTCCAGAAACTTTCACTCAACCATATTTATATATTGGATTTGTATTTAATAAAATTATTGGCGGTGATGCATCTGCAACATGTTTAATGTTTGTTGAATTACAAATATTTGGAAGAGATACAACACAATCAGCATTATATTTAACAAGTTTATTTAACAAAAATTTATTATATTATTCCACAACGGGAAATGACCCAACATATATATCATCAAATATATTACTAAATACTATATTACCATTATACTCAAAAACATCAGAAATAATCACAAGTAATATTAATACAAGTAATTATTCTTCAAACGTTTCCAATGTTATTATCACAAACACAAGTAATTATGCATCTAATGTTTCTAATGTTATTATCACAAACACAAGTAATTATGCATCTAATGTTTCTAATGTCATAATAACCAACACAAGTAATTATGCATCCAATGTTTCAAATGTTATAATAAGAAATACAAGTAATTATGCTTCTAACATCTCAAATGTCATAATAAGAAATACAAGTAATTATGCATCTAATGTTTCTAATGTTATTATAACAAATACAAGTAATTATGCTTCTAATGTCTCCAATGTTATTATAACAAACACAAGTAATTATGCATCTAATGTTTCTAATGTTATTATAACAAATACAAGTAATTATGCTTCTAATGTCTCCAATGTTATTATAACAAACACAAGTAATTATGCTTCAAACATCTCGAATGTCATAATAAGAAATACAAGTAATTATGCATCCAATGTCTCTAATGTAATAATAACAAACACAAGTAATTATGCATCTAATGTCTCCAATGTTATTATTACAAACACAAGTAATTATGCATCTAATGTCTCCAATGTTATTATTACAAACACAAGTAATTATGCTTCGAATGTTTCTAATGTCATAATAACAAACACAAGTAATTATGCTTCGAATGTTTCTAATGTCATAATAACAAATACAAGTAATTATGCGTCTAATGTATCTAATGTCATTATAAGAAATACAAGTAATTATGCTTCTAACATTTCTAATGTTATTATTACAAACACAAGCAATTATGCGTCTAATGTATCTAATGTCATTATAAGAAATACAAGTAATTATGCTTCTAACATTTCTAATGTTATTATCACAAATACAAGTAATTATGCTTCCAATGTATCTAATGTTTTATTAAGCAATATAAATAATATTAAAGAGCTATTTTTATACACATCAGAAAGACCATATCCACCAAAAGCATATAATAATAGCACTAATGAAACAACAACAACATTTTTAGGTAAAAATGTATATACTCAAACAATTTATTTAAATACAGATAGTATTTCATATGGAAGTGGTGATTATATTATATATTCTTCAAGTATATATACCAGTGGTATTCAAACACAATTAAGAAAAAGAGATTTATTCAATTTTGCAACAGAAGAAACAGGTGGTCATTGGGATAATAGTTATAATTTGTCATCAGGTTATTATACATTTACACCTGTAAATTATATTAAAAATGATTATAATGGTGATTGGATTATAATTAAATTACCTAAAGCTATTATATTAACAAAATTTAGATTTGTTCATAGAACATCATATGTATCACAAGCTCCTTCTTTATGGCGCTGCTATGGAAGTAATGATGGTATTAATTTTACAGAAATAACAGAAGCTTTTAATGATATAGTTGCAAATGCTTTAACATCAACTAGTTATAATGCAAACAAAATTTATGAAAAATCTTTAAATGAAACATTTAAAACGTCATATCAATATATTGGTTTTACATTTAATAAAACTATTTCAAATGAATATTTATGTTTTGCTGAACTTCAATTATTTGGAAAAGAATTATATAATTTTCAATCTGAATTAGCAGCAATTGCTTTAGGAACTAATTCTTCAAATTACGCATCCAATATTTCTAATGTCATAATAATAAACAGTTCTAATTTTACATCAGGAACAGGAACAAACACAAGTAATTATGCATCCAATATTTCAAATGTTATTATTACAAACAGTTCAAATTTTACATCAGGAACAGGAACAAACACAAGTAATTATGCATCCAATATTTCAAATATTATTATTACAAACAATTCAAATTTTACATTAGGTACAGGAACAAATACAAGTAATTATGCATCCAATATTTCAAATGTAATAATAATAAACAATTCAAATTTTACATTAGGTACAGGAACAAATACAAGTAATTATGCATCAAATGTTTCCAATGTAATAATAAATTCGTTAAATACAAATATTAATAATACAAGTAATTATGCATCCAATGTTTCTAATGTCATAATAAGAAATACAAGTAATTATGCTTCCAATATTTCCAATGTTATAATAACAAACACAAGTAATTATGCATCCAATGTTTCCAATGTTATAATAACAGATATTAATAATAATTATTTAAAATTATCAGGTGGAACATTATCTGGAAATTTAAATGTAAGTGCTAATATAACAACGCAACAATTATATATAAATAATCAAAATTTAACTGCAAGTATATTTTTTAGTCCTAATTCTTCTATTTATTCTATATTTTCAAGAAAAGTTCCATGGGCTATGTATTTTGCAGAAGATTATAATGCTTCATCACCAAACGTATTACCTAATTATATAAGTAATGGAAAAGATGCAACATTATCAGGAATAGAAGTAATAAAAACAACAACATCAGGTAATGGAGCAACAGGACCAATAACATTTATATCAGGAACAACAGGTTCTACTGTTCTATTCCCTATTGGTTCAATTCCATCAACTTTTACAATATTAAGTTTAACAAGATATACAGGTCCTAATAAACAAAGAATATTAGATGGTTCTGCGCCACCTTCGTATTATTGGCTTCATGGTCATTGGCAGGGAATTAGTGGTAGTGCTAAAAGAGGTAAAGCATATTATCATGCATGGATAACAGATGAATCTTCTTCAGAAGGAAACATAGATGATTGGTTATGTATGATTGGTAAAAATAGTGGAGCAGCACCAGGAAATATATTAGTAGATGGAATAGGAAAAACAACAAAAACAGGAGGATCAGGAGGTAATAATTTTAGATTAAATATTAATAGTGTAATTACTAATGAAAAAAGTGATTGGGCGTTAAGTTGTGTTATGATTTGGAGTGAAGCATTAACAGATGCTGAAATGGTTGATTTAAATACAATTATAAATAATTATAAAAATGATGGTATATCAATAAAATCATTAATAAATTCAACGGTTGATGATGATAGTGTAATAGAAAGTCGAGTTTATAATAGTTCTGAAAAAACTGAATTATTATTATTTAAAGGAAATGATGTAACAGGAGCAGCAAATGGACCTGATAGAATTAGATTAAAAGCAGGTAATATAGCATTTGACACATATTCAACAATAACATCTTCAAGTAGTCGTAATGATGAAAATATAGTAATGCTTATAAATGAAAATGGATATGTAGGAATTGGAACAACAAATCCATCACAAATATTACAAGTTGGTGCAGGTGGTAGATTAAGAATTTCAAATGGGGCATCTGATTATTCATTAATAGGCACAATTGATACTGAAGGCGTCACTAATACTCGTATAATACTTTCAGGAAATACAAGAACATCATCTCCATTTGCAGGTGATATACAATATTATGCAACAACTGCAATTGGAGAACATCTTTTTTATGTTAACGAGACTAATATACTTACATTAAGTTCAACAACAATGACAACATCATCAAATATTGATTGTGGTGGAGGAATTGCAATTACAGGTTCAACAGCTTTTAATCAACAATCATTAGTTGAATCTTCAAATCAAACAAATACATATATTAATTTTAAAAGTGCTGGTAGTGGCAATGATTGGTGTTATTTAAGACAAATAGGAACTTCCGAAAATTATAAATTAGCATTAGATTTTCATGATGACATTGATGCAAGATTTTGCATAAGAAGTATTACATCAACATCTAATACAGATGTTATTAATGAAGTTTTCACAGTCGATAATGGTAATACAATTATTAATGGTTTAGTAAATATTTATACAGGTACTCGTTATGCAGTTATTAATAATAAAATGCAACCAGGAAGTTTAACTATTGGTGGAATTGATGTTAATTATGGTGGTGGTGTTAGTCAATGGACTACTACTAATGTAGCAGGATTATTGATGGAATGTCTAAATAATACAGAAATAGCAGTTCATGATGCAGGGGAACGTGTAGCTTCATTAATGTATTATGAAGGAAATACTACAAATAGAATTACTATAGGTCGTGATATGGGATGGGGTGCTATTTCAAATGTTAATATTAATGGAATACTACAAATTGGGGGAACTAATATTAATAACTATTTATTTAATAATAATGGAGTAAGTCATTTGTCATTTAATAATTTTGATAATATTGATAAATTTGGTTATACATTTATTGTTGGTTCAACGAATGGACCAGGAACTGATACTCAATATTATAGTTGGTATATTGGTTTAGGTTCTGATTATTCTTCTTTTAGTGGTACTAAATCTTTTGGAATGCAATTTGCAATTGGAAGATATGAAGATTTCCCTAAATTATCAGTTAGAAGAAAACAAGTAGGTAATTGGACTTCATGGCAAGGTTTAACAGCAGAAAGAGCGGTAGAATTAACAAGTGGTAATAAAACAATAACAGGTAATTTAACTGTTTCATCGATATTAACAACATCATCAAATATTAATTGTGGTGGAGGAATTGCAATTACGGGTTCAACAGCTATTCATGATACATGTAATATTAATTTAGAAAATATGCAAAGCACATACATTTCTTTCGCACCTTCAACTTCTGTTGATGATTTTTGTTATTTAAGACAGATAGGAACATCCGACAATTATAAATTAGCATTTGATTTTCATGATAATATTGATGCGAGATTTTGCATTAGAAGTATTACATCAACAAATACTCCGGATACAATTACAGAAGTCTTTACTGTTGATAATGGCAATGTTACATGTACAGGTAATATTGATTGTGGTGGAGGAATTGCAATTACAGGTTCAACAGCTTTTAATCAAGCAACATTAGTTGACACTGGAAATAAAGCAAATACATATATTAATTTTAAAAGTGCAGACGGAGGTTCTGATTGGTGTTATTTAAGACAAATTGGCACTGGAGAATATAAATTAGCATTAGATTTTCACGATGATGGAAATGATGCACGATTTTGTATTAGAAATGTACTTTCATATGTTCCAGGTAGTGATACAGTATCAGAAGTTTTTGCAATTGATAATGGTATTGTTTCGTGTAGTAGTAATATTAATACAACAAATAAACTAATTTGTAATAATACTCAAGTAGCAGCACCGGCACAAGGAATATTTGGTGGAAATGGTGATAGAATTATATTATATCCTGGAACTGCTAGTGCACATCCATATTCATTTGGAATTAATGCATCTGAATTATGGTATAGAACACCACCTGGTGCATCTCATAAATTTTATATTAATGAGACAGCATATCTTACGGTTAATAATACAGGTGCAACTGTTAATGGTTCTTTAAATGCATCATCATTACAGGAAAGTGGAAAAAATATATCAACAATATATGATAAAATCACAGATAGACAATTATCAATTAATAATTTGGCAAATACATATGTATCATCAAATCAATTATATAATTATACATATACTTATTCATCTGCTCAAGTTTATCCACCAAAACTTTATAATTCTGCATCAGTTGAAACAATTACAACATATTTATCTCAATCCGTATATTATCAAGTTATGCAATTAGATACAACAGGAATAACATATGGTAGTGGAACATATGAAATATATTCTTCATCATCATTTGATGGCGTTAATACACATAATAAAGGATTATTATTTAATAATACTGATGAAGCATTAACAGCAGCATGGAAAAATAATAATTATGATACAAGTAATGGCACATATATAATATCAAATGGTAAAAATATAAATGGTTATTATGGAGATTGGATAATAATTAAATTGCCTGTAAGTATTATTTTAACAAGTTTCAGATTTTATGCAACTTTTATATATGGAACAGAAAAAAGAAGTCCTGGTGAATGGAAATGTTATGGTTCAGTTGATGGTATAACTTATACTGAAATTACAGAAGGTTCACAAATGACAAGATTAGTATCATCTGATTATACAACAAATGGATATTATGAAAAAACTTTAACTCCTGTAATTGATACTCCATATCAATATATTGGATGGGTTATAAATAAAATAGTTGCAACATCTGGACAAGCATTTTTACATTTTTCAGAACTTAAAATATATGGTAAACAAGTTCAGCCATTATTAATAAATGATAAATATTTATCATCAAATGTTTTACCAAATATACAAAAAAAGAATGGATTTCAAATAACTTGTTCAACACCTATAACATTAAATGGAACAACTTATTATAAATATGATATTGATTTAACTAAATATACTCAGAACTCAACTTTATCAGATGGAACTTCTTCATATCGAATTTTTAATATAAATTGTTTTATTGCAAGTGGTTATTTTAATTTATTATCAAATAATTTACCTAGAGTTTTTAATTATAATGTTTATATGTCAAATAAAACAGCAGCAGGAGATGGACCTGCAGGGATAAATATATGTGCAACAGGAACACCTGAAAATTTTAATTTGGATAAAATACCATCAAATTATGTATTCTTATTAAGAACAAATAATTATAATTATTTATCAGTTGTAACAACTCAATCAGGAGTAAGTGTTAATTGTATTATTATGGATAATTTAAATTAAAGATTTGATATATAATAATAATCGAAGATGGATAATAATTTTATATTAATGATATTGATGAAAAAATTTAATAATATGGATGTCATTAAACATATATATGATTTATATTTAATTGATAAATATTTTGATAACAATATAAATTATAAAAGTATTCAATTATTTAAAAATAGATTTATTAATGATATAGATAAAATTGATAAAATTGTTAAAATAATTAAACCAAACTATATTAATATTATCAATATTAAGAAATTATTATTAACTGATGAAATAACAATTAAATTTTTAGAGAAAATGCCAATTATAATTAAATATTTAAATTATAATTATAAAAATAATAAAGAATTAATATTATCAATTTGTAAAAAAGATGAAACATTAATTAAATATGCATCAAATGAATTAAAATCTGATATAGATTTCATAGATAAAATGATAGATATATATCCTGCATCTATCTATTATGCAAAAAAAGAATTAAAAGATAATTTTGAATTAGCTTTAAAAGCCGTTAATAAAGATGGTGATGTTATTGAATATTTATCAGAACGTTTAAGAAATAATAATGAAATAATTATTATTGCTAAAAAAAATAACTTCAATTATTTTAATCTAAATCATTAATATCTGATTTATCCCCTTCAGGTGGTGAAGTTGCAAATGGAGGTGGTCCCATTCCTGATGTCATACCTTCAGGCATTACTCCACCCGGTCCCATTGGTGGAACTGCTCCATAAAGTTTAGTAATTAGAGGTTTAATTTTATCTTCATATTCTTTTTGTTTATTCTTATAATCTTCAATTGTAAGTTTTGGATTTTCTTCGAACCATTTAAGACCTTCTTCAACAATTGGATCAATTTCAGCCTTGATTTCATCAAAACTTTCAGGTGCTCCTTCTGCTTTTGTTGCAAGACTATTTTTTGTATTATAAAGATAATTCTCAAGTTCATTTTTAGCTTCGATAAGTTGTCTATTTTGTTCATCTTCATCTTTATATTTCTCAGCATTTTTAACCATTTCCTCAATTTGTTCTTTTGATAGTCGTCCTTTATCATTTGTAATTTTAATATTATTGGTTTTTCCTGTGCTTTCTTCTTTTGCACTAACTTCAAGAATGCCATTAACATCAATTGATAAATCAATTACAATTTTAGGTTGTCCTCGAGGCATTGGTGGAATTCCACTTAGATTAAATGAACCAAGAAGATTATTATCTTTTACAAAACCTCTTTCACCTTCATAAATCTTAATATCAACTCCTGGTTGATTATCAGAATAAGTTGAAAAAGTCTGTGATTTTTTAGTTGGAATTGTTGTATTTCTTTCAATAATCTTAGTCATAACTCCCCCACTTGTTTCAATTCCAAGAGAAAGAGGGGCAACATCTAGAAGAAGTAAATCATTTGTTCTTGAACTTCCTTGACCTGTTAGAATAGCACATTGAATTGCAGCACCGATTGCAACGGCTTCATCAGGATTTAGAGATTTATTAAGTTGTTTTCCATTAAAATAATTACTTAGAAGTTCTTGAATTTTTGGAATACGAGTTGTTCCACCAACAAGAACAATTTCATCAACATCACTTTTAGAGATTTTAGCATCTTGAAGAACTCTATTAAGAGGTTCAAGTGATTTATTAAAGAAACCTTCAGCTAGTTGTTCAAATTTAGCACGACTAATAGTTGTTGTATAATCAATACCATCAATCAATGAATCAATTTCAATTGGTACTGTTGTAGTTGTTGAAAGATTTTTCTTAGCTTTTTCAGCAGCAATATTAAGACGTTTGAGGGCTTTAGGATTTTCTTTAACATCTTTATTATGTTTTCTCTTAATATCAGCACATAGATAATCAACAATAATATTATCAATATCAGAACCTCCTAAATGAGTATCACCAGCAGTCGCCTTAACTTCAAAAATACCACCATCGATGCTTAGAATTGAAAGGTCATGAGTGCCACCGCCTTCATCGAAAATAAGAATGGTTTTTTCTTTATTATTTTCAGAAATTTTATCAAGACCATAAGCAATTGCAGCAGCCGTAGGTTCATTAATAATTCTTAGACATTCCATGCCACTAATTGTGCAAGCATCTTTTGTTGCTTGTCTTTGACTATCATTAAAATAAGCAGGAACAGTAACAACTGCTTTTTTAACAGGATGACCAAGATAAGCTTCAGCAGTTTCTTTCAGTCTTGTAAGAACCATAGCTGAGATTTCTTCTGCATAAAGTTTTTTTTTCTCATTTTTATAATCAACAACTACAACCGGTTTATTATTTGAGTCAGATTCAACATCAAACGCCCAAAGTTTTTTATCAGCTTGAACATAAGCATCATCATATTTACGTCCAATTAGACGTTTAATATCATGAATAGTAGTTTTTGGATACATTGTTGAAACATTCTTTGATGCATCACCTACTAATTTCTCATCATCAGTAAATGTTACATATGAAGGAATAATACGTGAGCCGGTTTGATGGTCAGGAAGAACTTCAACTCTATCACCAATCCAAACTGCAACACAACTGGTAGTTGTTCCAAGGTCAATGCCAATGCCTACATTATCTTCTTTTGACATATCGAGGGTTCTTTATTTTATAATATTAATAATCAATTAAATCTTTAAATCTTTTTTTCGCAAATCAAATATTTCTTTTTCCAAAATAGAAATTGTATTATGGATATTATCAAAATATTTAATAATTTCTTCTTGAATTTCTAAAGATGGAATTTCAATTTCTAAAGATTTTATGGTTTTTAAATTAATATCTTTATAATTATAAAATAAATAATAACCTAAATATTTATGTAATATTATATCCGATTTTGGTTTTAATGATATCCCATAATTATTTAAAAATATTTTCTCAGTTGTTAATGCTACTTCATATTTAGTTATAATAATATTAAAGCCTTCTCTATTATAATTATTGCTCTTCATATCATTTCTTTTATTTTTATATCCATAAATTTTATATTTTTCATCATTATCATTATTATTATTATTATTATCATTATTATTATTTTTATTTCCATATTCGATTAAAGCAATTTCATCAATTGTTTTATAAATTAAAGTATCATTTGTAAATATTGATGTATCTTGAATATAATCAATATAATTAAATGAATAATTATTATTTTTTATTTTATTTATTGGAACAGTTATTAATAAATGTTTATCATTTGTAAAAGAATTATATTCATGAAAATTAATATTTTGTGTTTGATGAATAGTTGTTATTTTTTTATTATTATAAATAAACGTTTCATCTCTTTTTTTAATGAAATTTAAAATACATAATTTTATATTTATATTACAAATACCAAGAGGTAAATATATAACATCCTTAACATCACAAGTTTTTAATAAAATTTCCCTATTATAAATATAATCTTTATTTTCCTTATTATATAATTGAATATCATAAGGCATTATTATCATACATTTATCATCAATTTTAACCATATTTTTAATAATAGTAATAATATCAGATGTTAATTCAATTTCATCGTTATTTGCATAAAACGATAATAAATCATTAATATTTAATTCATTTTTAATATCAGTATCATGTGATATATATAACATTTATTAAAAATCATATATATAGATATATCTTTAAATACATGATTAAAGTATTTTCATTTTGGATATTATTATGGTTTATATTATATTATTTAGGATTTACAAAATATAATCCATTATTTTTATTATTAATAGCATGTATATTTCCATTTATACAGTTAATTTATTTCATAATATATAAAATATCATATTATAATTTTTTCAAATATCTTATTATTAATATTATTATTAAAATTATTCCAATTTTATTAATAATAAAATTTCCATTAAGATTTAAAATAGAAGATGTAATCTTCAGTGTTTATTTAATATTAATTTATATAGTTATGATGAGTATTCTAAATGTAAATATATATGAATATTATAAAGCAATGATTAGTACTTATATAAATGATGATAATAAAAACAAAACTTATATTAGTAAAACATATGATTATATATATATAAATATGAAATAATAATTTTAAATAATCATAAAATATAGATAATGAATAATAAAACTAATATTGATAAAATTGATATTAGCGTATTTCAAAAAATGTCTGATGAAGATTTTTTCAGTAATAAATTAACTCATATATATTTTAATGATGATGTTAATGATAAATCGGTTGATAAATTAATTGAAGATATAAAAGATGCTCATAAAAATGTAATATTGCCATCGGGTGCAGTAATTAAACCAAAACCAATATTAATACATATTTCTTCATATGGAGGTGAAGTAACAGCGGGAATGAGATTAATGAGTATATTTTCAATAAGTTCATTACCTATTGCAACTATAATTGATAATTACAGTTGTTCAGCAGCAACATTTTTAGCAATAAATAGTCATTATAGATTAACGACAGAATATGCATTTTGTTTAATACATGAATATTCAGTAAGTGGATTATTTATAAGAGAAAAACAAAGAGAATTAAAAAATATGATAGATTTATATGATTCATATTTTGAAAAAATAATTGAAATGTATTTAGAAAGAACCAAATTTAAAAAAGATGAATTAATGGATATTATTCAACATGATATATTTTTAGAATGTGATTATTGTTTAGAAAAAGGTATTGTAGATAGAATAATTAAAATTAATAAAAAAGACAAACCTAAAGATATTAAGACAAAATTAACTATAGAAGAATTAATTAATGATAGTAATAGCATCATTATATCATGTTCTAGTGCAATTGCTAAATTGGATAAAATATTATTTGAGGATAATTTAACACCGGTTATAATATATGCTAGAAAAAATAAATGTAGTACAACAGATAGTGATAATTTACAAAATAATATTTTTGAAACTTTAAATATGATACCTCGAATTGTAAATTTAAAAGTGCCTACATATGCTATTATTGATAATCCAATAAGTATTGATGATTTAATACCAATGTTATATTGTGACCATATTTTTATATTTGATTATTCATATATTGTTTGTAATATATTAAATTATTATAATAAAACAAGTTTATTATTAAATGATAATATAAAAAATACTAAATTAATATTTGGATTTATTTCTAAAATATTAAAAGAAAAAACAAAAATGACTGATAAACAAATTAATGATATTAATAATAAATTTTCAATTATTAGTTCAACCGATTGTAAAAAATTTGGTTTATGTGATACTATTTTAGAACATTATAATTCACATAAAATAACCAAATCAAAATAATCATTGTCATTCATCCCAAAAATCACTAATATCGCTAATATCGCTCATATCGCTCATATCGCTCATATAACTAATATTATCATCATCATTAGTTTTATTTTTAGTATAATTCAAACATTTCATTATATTTTTATGAATATCAATTAAATCAATTTGATATTTATTATAGATATCATCTGTAAAAGATAATAACATCATTTTGTTATAATAAACATCATTTGTTTTTTTAATATTAATTATAGTATTTTTAAAATAACTAGGAAAAATCATATAACAAACTAAATAATAGTTGTAAATGATATTATTACCTATTGTAAGTAATGCAAAATATATGGATCTATTCATATTATTTAAAAATAGATATTAATTTTTTATATAAAAAAATGACATAATATTTTAAAAAATTAAAATAGTCATAATAAAAACAAATGGAATTTTCAGACATTCAATTATTTATAAAAAATAATTGTAAAATTGTATCATTAAATATTGATTATACAAATGATGGAGATATTCATAATTATGTTATAAATATACAGGGTATAAATCATAAATTAAAATTAATTGAAGAAGGGGACGATGTAATTAAGTTAATTTATAATGATAATACGTTTACCGATGAAAATGAAATACAATTAGAATTATTTGAATTATTTAATTATAAAAATATTGAATATATTGATTGTTATATTATAAAAAAAAGAAATATAAATAATTTTGAAATATTAGATATTTATGATGATTATTATGATAATAATGATGATATATTAATTTGCAATCGTTCATTTAAGAAAAATGACAAATTAATAAAAATAAAAATAATATATCAGAATGAAGAATATACGATGTATTATAATCTTGAAACTATCCATGGATTTGACAATATAATAGAAAAAATAGATTTAATATTATAATAATAATAAATTTAAATCAGATTTTTGTATTTCATTTTTATGAATATTTAAAATATTTGTAATATATTTATAAGCTTCATTAATTTGTTCAAATGATATTCCGCCTGTAATTAAAACACTACCACTTTCAAATATAGCTATTGTTATTTTTTTGCAATTATTTTCACCATGTCCTGTTCCTTTGCCGAAACAATGTTTAGGACATATGCAAATACCATCTAATTTTTCTTTATTGGAATTCCAGAAATATTCTAATTTAACACCGTGATATCTACCTGGTTCAAAACTACATTTATTATTATATGTTTCACTAATTAAAATTTTATGTAAAATTTTACGTCTAATTAAAAATTTAGTTTCTAATGTATCATTTAAATAAGATTTAAAATCAGTATTAATCATTCTGATAACAAATTTATTAAATCCGATAATATCAATATTATCATTAACAATAATATCAGGGATAGTTTCATAAATCTTTTTAATTTGATTAATAATTAATTCAATGATATCTTTAACAATTATTTCTTCTTTAATGCCAGTAATTTGAATATTACCATTTTTAAAAATTTTTAAATTTGGATAATAAATATCACTCATTTTAAAAATTGTTGTAACTTGATTATCAAATAAATTCTTTTTAACACTATCTTTTTTAGATGCTCTTTTTTTCTTTGGATATATACCTCTTGTATTTGCTCTATCTGTTATTTTTGGATAATAAATCCATATAAATTTATCATTTAATTCAAAATTTTCATATAAAATATCTAAATTTACATAAATACCTAAATCAGCATTACATGTTATTGTGCTTACTTTATAATCAGTAAAATAAATTTGGTCTTCCATTATCAAATATATAAATGATTTAAACATTTAAATCATTTTTTTATATCATTTTTTTTCAAATTTTCTTTTTTTTATTCTCGGACATTTTAGCTAAATAAGAAGTATTTAATATTTCAGAACTGCTATTAATAGAAATCATTGGTGGTATATTTAAAATATATGTTTTATCGGATTTAATGTGTGCTTCTCTAAATTCATCAATAGTTAAATTTCCACCAAACATTTTTAATAAATATTTACATGGCGCTGGTCTAATAGTATTTGTAAATCCGTATCTTTTCCCCAACATTTGTATCCAACTATTAATTTCCCATACTTTATCACTGCTTCCATGTACTGAAAAATTATAAGCATTTGCACATTGTAATGAACAAAAAGACCCAAATACAAAATAACTATCATTAACTATATCATAATTATAAGGCATACCATAAACGATATTATCAATATTATGACAACACCAAAAACAATGTGAATTATTATTATTATTTGAATATGTTGTTTGATATTCAGTATTAGTATCATATGAAATATTTTCAGCATCATTCATAAAATAAGAATTAGATTCATATGGTGTTGGAACAAGTATTTTATTATCTTGATTATCATTATTAATAATTGTGTTTATTTTTGATTGAGATATTGGTAATTGAATTATAATATCTGTATTTTCATTATCAGTTGTTTTAATCATAGAATCAATTATATTTTTTTTTGTTGTTTTTTTAATAACTGTTGCATCCTGTATAGTTTTTTTACGAGGCATATTAATTATAATTACAAATTATTCTTAAATAAAATACATCTTTAAATAATCTAATAATGAAACAACATCATTTTTAATTTTAACATCAATTGTTTCAGATGGTTTATTTGCAAGTTTATCAGATTTTTTATCATCGTCCGTATTTTTATCATTTTTAATAAAACAATTATTTGACATTGTTTTAATTTCAATTTGCAAATCTTTTATAGTATTGATTAAATAATAAATAAATACTATAACTACTATAATAATAATAAATAATATTATATCCATTCTTCTATATAAAAATAATTAATTTTTAATTATTATAATTTAAACCAAATCCACCAGAAATATTAAATTTTAATTTATTATATTTTACTGTATATACAGTTATTATAATATCATTATTAGTATCTGATATTTTATAATTTTTTTTAAATTTATCATAATGAAGTTTATCTAAAACAGTTGGAGTATAATTATTTAATGTTAATTTTAGTTTTGACTGAGCAGAACCTTCATTATAACAACCAGATGGAAACCATTTTTCAGGAAATAAAGAAAAACTATAACTATAAATACCTTGTCTTGGAATACTAGTATGATATTCATATGGTTGTGAATTATTATAATAATATGAATCTTTTTCAGCTACTCTTGTATAAGTTTCATTCCACATTATACTAGCAGTTTTCATTATACTTTTTTCATTATTTCTTGGTATAGAATATGAATAATTTAATATATCATTAAAATTTTTAATACTATCAGCTCTATTTAAAGTCCATATTATTTCTTTTACTAATAATTGTGATTTAACATCAATTACAACAGTTGAATTATCACCAAATGCAGTAAATTCAGATTTATTATCAGATACAGTTTCAATTAAATATTCTTTTTGATTAGAAATAAGTAAGTTTCTTTCATCTACACCTAAAATAATAAATGTAACATCAACATGAGCAGTAAAATTATTATCTATAATAAAATCTTTAATTGTAATTTTAGAGTCCTGATTAAGATTATTTAACTCATTATAATAAGATGGACTAATATTCATATTATAAATATCAGAATAAATTGTATATAAATTTTCTATATTTTCAAATTCAAATTTTAAATAAACATCATATGATGTAAATACTTTTATTATTGGAAATGCTAAATTAGGATTTTTGCTAAACCAAAATGGCAAAGGAACTAAAATAAATCTTTCTTTTATTGATGGATTATCACTATTTTTTTTATTACTTGCTGGATAATCATATTCAGATAATATATTATTTCTAATTCTATATATTGTTTCTGTCTTTCTTGGATTTGTTAATTCTGCAATATTACCAGTCATTGTATTATAACTATCTTTAACCGGCATTGATAATTCATTCCATACTATTAACCATTGACCTGTTATTTTATCAATTTCAACATTACCAATATGAATTGATGCATTTTTAATAATAAGAGAACCAACATTTTCAACCCATTTGAATTTAAATTTATTATCAGAATATACATTAGGTAATTTAAATGCAAAACAAATTGATTTTAATAAATCAATATCCGAGCTTGCATTTAATTTTACATTATAAGGACCAGCAATATGCATATTAGTAATATTTTCTGGTTTATTAGCAAATTCATATGTATTTGTTTCAATTGCAAAATTAGTATGTTTTTTATATACATAATTAAAAAAACTAATTTGAGGATTATAAAATACTTCATTACTTATGCTACCTGCATTTATTGATAATTGTAAAAGACCACCGCCCATTATTAATATTTAATAATATTTTTGTTTTTTTATATAGGATTAATTTTATATCTATCAGAATTAGAACCTTTAATAATATCTTTATTTATAACCTTTATTTCTTTAAATGTTGCATTATATTTATTAAATCCACTATTATATAATTGTTTAACTTCTGTATTATTAAGAGCATAATTATAATAAGTTAAGTCAGCCATTTGTAATGCAGGTACTTTAGTAATTCTATCAGACAATGTTATTTCAGATATCTCTTGATTATCGCTAGGATTTATATGTAATCTACTTAAATTACTTTTCATAACTCTAGATTTAAAACTGTTTATTTCATCATCAATCATTGAATTAGTATTTGCTAATTTATCAGCTTTTAATTCACCGTTAAAATAAACTTTGCAATTTGATTTATTTGAATTAAATAAATTATCATTTTTAGATTGTTCCTTAAATACAACTGTAACCATATTAAATTTATCTTTATAATTAGCTACGTCAATATCCTTAATTCCAAATTTATTAGCATTTCTTTTATAATTTAAATCATCAGTATTATTACAATCTATTTTTATATTATTATTTGCATTATAAGTTTCCGGATAATTAATATTATTAAATTCAACTACAATTTCTTTAGCATCATTGCGAATTTTTATTAATGGATTTTTAACTAATATTGTAGGCTCAATAACATGTTCTTTAGAATCACATTCATATCCATAGTTATTTGATATTAAAACTGATTGTTTTTCACCTTTATAAAATAAAATTATATATTTAGTAGAATTATGAACAGTATTATTAGGATTTCTATAAGTAGATTCTAATTTTTTATGAATATCAGTAGCATCATATATAATTGTGTCATTAGAACTATCAAATGTAAAAAATAGCCAGAAATTATATGAATATTCAGCGCCACCATTTTGATTTATTGATGGATTAATATCTAAATATGAATAATCATTTTTATCATATGTTTCAAAATCTATATCTTTTTGTTTAGAATAATCTAGAATACCTGTAAATATCTTAGTTATTTTTCTATTTGTATTTGTTAAAACTATATTACTGAGAAATTCATTATTATAAACTGAATAACCGATAAATGCCATTATAGAAATTAAAAATATAGATAATATAATTTGAATAATTGTATTTATCATATCTAATTTAAATATATATTATAATTTATATACAGGATTACGAATACCATATGAACCTAATCCTAATTTAGCTAAAAATCCTGTTACAGGACCATTATTATAAATTCCATAAATATCTTGTTGATTTAATTCATAATTATAACTAGTAAATGATGATAATAAACCTGAAAAACCAGGACCAACGCCATATTTATAATCTCTATTATTGCCAACATATAAATATCCAGTAGTATTTAAATTTAAATTATTTAATTCAGATTTTTCACTGCCACGACAAATAACTGTTTTATTATTATCATCGGTAATAGTTCCTCCTTCACATGTTTTATTTGCTTCATTATGATAATGATTTTCATAACCTTTAAGAGTAAATGGTTCACTATCAGAAATTGATTTTACCAAATCTCCATCTACATAAGCAAATAATGTAGTTTTAAATGCATTTGAATTACAAACAATTGCAATATGAACCCATCTTTGTAATGGTACATAGTCAATTACTATACCAGATTTTAAATACCTATGTAAATCTTTTATTGATGAAATATTAGTAATTTCTCTAAAACTATCATCTTCAAGTTTTGAAAAACGAATATACATAGTATTATTAGTTTTATCTAAAAATATGTATGGAGAACAAGAAGCAAGTTTATATTCATTATCTCCATCAGCTGAAACAGCGGCAATTGTTTGATATTGACCTTTATATTTAGTCATATCATTTATATAAACCCAGAATGAATAACTTTTGCGACTACCATTTGCATTTTTTGCTAAATCAGCGGTAAATTTTGATAATTTAGTTCCTACAACGGGAACTTTAGTATCACTAACAACACTTTTAATTTTAGAAAATAATTTACTGCCTAAATATGTATATAAAACATATGCAATTATTATGGCAACTATAATGACAATAACTAATCCAATAAATAAACTATTATTATTAAAAGCATTTTCATATAAACGAGTGATACTATTTGATGCACTATTAACAATTCCATCTTTTCTTAATGTATCAAAAATTGGATTGCTTGTAAAATAGGATGAACTACTTCCACTCATTATTTATATTTAACTATCTATTATTAATAAATAAATTTTCTATTAATAATACTTAAATGATAATTACCATTAAAATGATTATTTGGAATTAATAATTTATATATTTTTTTATTATTTTTTTTTTGTAATGATAAATAACTTAATAATTTTGTAAAATTTGTTAATGAATGCATTTTATTATTTTTATGTTTAAATAAAAATAATGTATGAATAACACTGATAAAATAATCAATTGCAATTTCATTATTTTTATTCATGATAATATCAAAATAGCAAAAGTTTGATATAAAAGTTTTATAAAATAAATTTTTAACATTTTTTAAACCATTTCTATTATTTAATTCAATAATTAAATTTTCATGAAATTTAAGCGGAATTAACCATTGGTCTTTATTAATAATTCTTTTAAAATTATCTCTATTAAAATTATTAGCATATAATTCCGTAATATCTAATATTTTATCATTATTATTATAATATGTATTTGTGATTACTTGAATACATGTTTTAATATTATAATTATATTGAACTGCAGTATTTATAACATCAGCTAAATTAATATCCGGTTTATATTTAATTAAAATATCATATATTTCATTATTATTTAATAATGGTAATTCATATAAAATACATTGTTTTTTTATCTCACCTAATTTAATATTATTTGAAACTATACAAATAATAGGAATATGTTTATGACATGTTGTTAAAAAATTTAATAAATGTATATTCATAGTGCTGTCAAATGATAATAATGTCTCAAATTCATCAATAATAATAATTTTATTTTGTGTATTATTTGTTAATTGTTGAATTAATGATGAAACAAAAGCTTTAAATAATAAGTCAGTTAATTGTTTTGACGTGCAGCAATTATAACTATTAATATTAATGATGAATAGATTAAGTTCAGAACATAATTTATTTATTCTATATGTTTTACCAATTCCGGAATTACCGGTTATAAACAAACAAGAGTCATATGATAATTTATTACGAGGTGTTAATATCCAATCTTTAATATAATCCATTATTTAATTAAGAAATTAATATTATTTTTATAACAAGAAATGAATAATAACATAATAATGCGATAATAGGATATACAATATCTAATGTTAATAATGATTTGGAATTATATGTTTTTATATTGCCATGAATATCAAACATAGTTGAAGGTTTTATAAGGAAAATTAACAATAATATTAAAATATATAATAATATTATTATAAATATCATGAATATACTCTCTATAAATTAAATATAATTTATATTATAGATGTTAGACAAAATTTTAATAATTTTTATAATATTATTTATTTTTTATTATATTATTAATATAAATATTGAAACATTTGCAACGAAACAATATACAAATACAAATATATATTCATGGGAAAGAAATAATATTTATTCTGTAATGCCATATGATATCATAGTGAACAATAATAAAAATAATTATTATGATTTTGGAAATGACGAATTGGATGATAAATTTAATAATATTTTTAATATTAATAATGAAAAAATAATTAAGACAATTGAGGGGATTGAATGGTCTAATAAATGGAGTAAACCAAATTTTAACAAACATTTATTAGATAATTATTTTAATAAATTTATGATGTATTTTAATGTAATAATAACAAATGAATATTTTGATTTGCCAAATGATAATGATGATAAATTTAAGATTATAAATCATTGTTTAAAAAGATATAAATATGATATTAATAATCCAAATACTCTATTATTAGATATTGAATTAGTAATATATAGAAAAAATAAACCATTAGCAAGACATATAAAAATATTAGTAATCACAAATGGAATTTATAATAATGTAATTATGGCAAAAGTCATCGGTGTTATTAATGAATGTAATATAACTGATAAATATGATACATTTGATAAAAATAAAGATAATTATCATGAATTTGAACCTGAATTTAAATATAAATATGATATGAATAGTTTTATATATGATACAAATGAGAAATTAGTTCATTCCGCAATAGAATATAATTTATATAATAAATTACTTAAAGAATTATAATATATATTATTATTATTATGAATTATTTTGAATATACTGTGGAAGTTGAAGTAACGGAAGAAATTGAAAAAAAAACAAAAGTTATTTTTGATATGGTAAAGGATGGTAGAAGTCCGTTTAATATTTATAAAATTAGTGATGAACCAATTGAGAGTGATAAAAACAAAGAAGATACTGAAAATAAAACTCCTAAAACAATTAGAACATTTACACTAACATCATTATCAAATATCAATGGTATTGTATTACAATTTTTCAGTGGTGATTGTGCAAAATTTTTATGTTTTTATAAAACACCTGTAATTATGTTTTAATTTCTTTACTTTCCTTTTTGTTTTTCATTGAATTTAATCCATTCAGTGTTAATACTTTCTAATTCTCTGATAATATCATAACAATTATCAATTAAGAATTGTTTAAATTTTTCGGTATCTGTTTGTTCATCAAGAGTTAATCGGACAATCATTAATTGTTTTAGGGGATGAGGACATATATATCCGACATATGAACAATTAATTCCTTTATGTTTATTAGTTTGTCTGATATATTTATTATGTAATAGAGATTGAATAACATTTCCTAAACTATCATCTTCATTTTCGATATGAAAATTTACTGAAAATGGATTATTTGGAATAGGTTCAATCATTATTTCATTAGCTTCAATATTAGTGATTAATAATTTTAATTTATTGATAAGTATAATAATAGCGGTAGAGAATAAATATAAATATGATAAATTATTTACTGTTTCAATTTCAAATTTCAATAAAGTCGGGTCACCATAAATATTTTTAACATATGAACGATGTTTATCAAGAATATTATCTTGTTTATCTGATTCTTTTTTGTCTTCAATAAAATAAAAGTTTGATAATGAAACAGCAGAAAATGATGCATTTGCTTTAGCTGTTTTTTTAACTGCTCTTGCAATTAAATTTAATTCTTCTCCTGCTCTTAGTCTCGTAATTAATATATTATTTTTTGTAATTGGATTAGATGGAAATAAAATTTTTAATTCATTAACTGTTAATTCAACATCTTTATAAGTTCCGGTAAAATCAGCAGTTGTAATATTAATAGTTGATGATGTATCATTTATAACATTTAATTCAAATTTATAATCATTATCAATATAAGTATCTGTAATTTCTTCCGATACATTTATGGGAATTAATCCAATTCTATGTTTCATAAATTCATTATGAAGAGGTCCTGTATTTGCAATAATATCAATAGAAGGTTCATCTTCGCCATAAAATCCAACAACAGGTATTTCAGTTAAAATAATACGTCTAATACTATTAGCTATAGATAAATCTATATTATCAATATCAAACGAATGTTTGCCTGATTTAGATTCATAATTATAATTCTTAAACATTTTTTATTACTTATTTAAAATAAATGATATTAATTTTATGTCAATTTTTATTATATTAATTTATTATTATTTTAATAAATGATATTATTTTATAGTGATACATGCCAACATTGTGCGGTTTTATTAGATACAATAAAAAGACACGATACCAAAAAAACAATAAAATTAGTTGTTATTGATGCAATTGTAAATAAAATTAGTCATAAAATAAAAGCTGTTCCTGCTTTAATGTTTATGCCATCAAAAGAAATTATATATGGAAAAGCTGTATTTGACTACTTATTATTACCAAATAGAGGTTATTTATTTGCAAATAGTAATACTAGGGAAAAACAAGAAGTATCATCATCAATAAATTCTCCTATTCCTTTAAATAAACAAGAAAATATCGATGAACCAATGTCATTTACTTTAGGTGCTATATCATCTGATAATTTTAGCAATATCACGGATGATAATATAAATTCAATGAATATTAATGACGATAAATTATATAAATGGGGAATTATATCCGATGATACTAATAATACTAATAATACTAATAATACTAATAATACTAATAATACTAATAATACTGCACAATTGGAATCAGAGAAATCATCAAAAAAATTACCTTCAATTGACGAATTACAAAAACAAAGGGAAAATATATTTAAGGATATTTAATTAAAATAAAACATATAATGAATACGCTTACATCTACTTATATATTTAATCAGTATTATATAGACCTATTAAAGAAACTTAAAAATGTAGCAAAGAAACATAGGACAAAAAGTGAGACTGCTAAACGAGTTTTAAAAACAATAAAGGATAATTATCAAACGTATGATAAGACTTCGGCTGAATATATTGATTATTTTAAGGAAAAATGTTCAAGTGAATTTTGGGCTTCATATGTAGCTCTTGAGAAGGAAACATGTGATGAATGGTTTAAAGATGATACAAAAACATCAGTTGAAATTTATAAAAACATAAGTATTAAGGATATTATTAAACTATTAAGAAATAATTTTATATCTCATCATTATCTTAGTGTTTTATATATATATACAAATGAATTATCAGAGGAACAAATTACTTTAATTCTTAAAAATCTTCAATCGGTATCAGATGAGAAAGAGACAGAAACTGAAGTTAATATTGAAAATGCTGATATTAAAAAAGTATTATCTCGCCTAAATGAACTAAAGATTGATAATTTTAAATCAAATTCAAGTTTTAGCGGTATGGATAGTCTTAAAGATACTACAATTGGAAAGATTGCTAAAGAAATAATTGATGATGTTGATTTAACAAAGATTAAGGAAACAATTGCAAACGAGGGAGACATTTTTAAGGCTATTTCTAAACCGGATAGTGGATTTGGTGAATTATTTACAAATGTAAGTCAGAAAATGTCAAATAAAATATCAAGTGGTGAATTATCACAAGAAGCAATAATGAAAGATGCGATGAAATTTGCATCATTATTACCAGGATTATTTGGAGGAGGTGCAAATCCGGATGATAATTCAAATAGTTCAAGTGGATTTGATATGTCAGCTATGATGAATATGATGGCTATGATGAATGGTGGTGGTGGAGTTGGTGGAGGAGGAGGTAAAGGAAATAAACATAAAACAGGTGTGAATAATCAGGGATTAAGAAACCTTCTTAAAAAACAACAACTTAAACAAAAACTAAATAACTAAATAATTAATTTATTTTTCTTTTCAACATATTTTATAGAATATAATGATGATAAATATTATACCATTGATTAATATGAGTTTTAAAGATAAACTATTAGCAATATCTAATTTAATAATATTTTTAAGTTTAATATTTGCATTAATTTTTAAAAATATAATATTTATATTATTGGGAATTGTATTATTAATTTTTTTATTTTATATTTATTTATATGATGAGAAAGTTAAGATTGATACACATGAAACATTAAGTAATCGTAATTTAGGTTTCTATGATAATAAAATATGTGTTAAACCATCAGTTGAAAATCCATTTATGAATCCGTCAATCGTTGATTATTCTAATAATAATAATAATATTAAAGCATGTCCATTTAATAATGAAATAATAAATGATAATATAAATACATATTTTAAAAAGAATGTTTATAAAGATATTAATGATTTTTATGAACGTAAATTTTCAGAAAGACAATTTTATACAGTTCCATCAACAACTATACCAAATGATAGACAATCATATGAAAAATGGTTATATTATAAAGATAAAACATGTAAAGAAAATAATGGTATTCAGTGTTATAATAATATAATATAAGTTTATAATTAGATAATGGCAACATATTTTGATAAACAAAATAATATATGTTCGGATGCATGTTGGGAAGAATCAAAAAATTATGGTAATAAAAAAATAAATGATTATCATACATATTCAACACAATTAGTTGATTGCATTGACCCGAATGTTCGTTTACCTGAATTTATATATGACCATGTTAATTTGAGAGGTCGTCCAGGATATGGATTATCCGATGCGTGCCTTATTGATAATCATAGTCGTTTAATAAATAATAAGGAAAGTTTAACAAGAGACCGATGTAAATTACAATTATTTACACGATTATTTGAAGCAGGTCCTACAATGAGGGGGTCGTTAGGTGATATAAATTCAGAATTGGATATATTATCAGGTTCTGATTCCGGTTTTTATGGAAATGGTGGAAATAAATCATATTCTTGTAAAAAAACAATAATGGAAAAACAAATAAATCAACCAATACCATTAGTTGATTGTTTAAAGGATATTCAAAATCCTGAACATATAGTTCCGATATGGACAAATGGCGGTGAAGATACACGTTCATATATTAATAGATTAAATTTTAATAAAAATAATTAATCTATTAATATTATATTATATTATATTATTATAATATAATAGAATAAGTAATGAGTTTTAATAGAACTAAATATGATAATTGTTCATATAAAGTTGATTTAAAATCAAGCGTTGATACATTAGGATATATATTATCTCCATATAGATATGAAAATGGAAATAAATGTATGCATCAATTAGGTTTAGTTGGTGGAACAGCAGTATCACATATCAAGGGTAATTTAGTAGATTTAGACAGTGAATTACGAGGGCAAACCCGAATAATTTCAAAATGTCCTGATAATTTATATACTCCAAGCGATAATGGAATAATAACAAATGATAAGACAGAGCCGATTGACTCACAAATGAAACATTTACCTTCTTGTCAATCAATAATGTATCGTTCAATACCACTGCCACCACCATTAAAAATAAATAATTGTTAATAATAGAAATAATGAATATTCCAAATGATACAAGATTAAAATATGATTCTGGAAGTTATCAAGAAGAATTAGCACGTTCAATATTACCAGGTATATATCAATTAAATTCACCATATAATGATTGTAATGACTGTGGTGTAATAATACCAGATGACCCTTTTTTAAGATATCAAAATTATGGACAAAATACATGTAGTATGAAAAAAGCAGTGGATGATTCAACTGAATTATCAGGATTAAATTATAAGAATTCAAAATGTAATAAAGATGGTTATGCTCCTAATAGTTATGTATCTACCGGATGTAAAACAAAATATAATGGTGATACTCGTAAATGTGCAATTCCGACTGAGTCATGTCGCTTATCTAATCCTCCGTGCACATTAAAGGAAACCGGAATTAATCGATATGACCCTTTATTTTGGAATCCACAGGCAACAGCTATTGAAAGATTTGACAGAATTGGAATTAATTATCGCATGGTAGCAAAAGATAATCATGTTCCATTATTAGAAATACCGCAAGACCAAAATATATTTTATCCATTACTAAATAATGATGTTGTGGATAATGGAGATTTAAATCATTGGCAAAATTTAAATAAAAATAATAAAAATTATTCACCAGGTTATCCATTCGGTGAACCAACATATCTATTATCATGCAAACAATCCGTTAATAGTTATTAAAGAAACGGAATAATTCAATTGACATTTCCTCTTTATTTTTGAGAATAATATTATTGTAAATATATTTATAAATAATATTATCAATTCTTCTATAATGATTAAAATTTAAATGTGTAGTATTATATTTACTATTTCTATTTTGTCTAATATCAATATCTAATTTCGTATAATTATAACTAATTGGATTTGCTTTAACAATAATATTATATTTATATTTGAAAATATCAAATTTAATAAAATAATTATATTTATCTTTTAATAAATATTTAATATTATTTCTATCATTTAATTCTAATAATATACTTTTGTTATTATTATAAAATTTTATATCATATGTATTAAAAAAATAATTAATATTATCATTATTATAAAATCCTTCATTTAAAATTGAATTTAAATTACAAATTTTACCTGCAATAGTTGAATAATGATTATTTATATGTAATGTAAAACATGATAAAAAAGATAAATATGATGAGGTTAGAATGAATAATAAATAATTAAATTTCATTATTTAATAATAATATTAAATATCTTTAAATAATAATAGAAATGTCCGAAAACGACAATGCAGATATAATTTATTTAGATGAAGATATACCTGAAATAGATTATTTTGAATTAGTTAGTATTGATGAAATAATAAAAAATAATCCAAATTTTATTGCTTTTTCTAGAGAGGAGATTTATAATGAATTATTTAATTTTGTTAAAACTAAACCTAAAGCAGAATGTTTTTTAAAATTATTTTATGAAATTGTTAATAAAAAAACAAATGTTAATAATTTTGTTGTTATTGCTGATGCAAATAGAGGAAATTATGAAGATTTAAATATTGAAGAATTTATATCAGACCTTAAAAAATATGATAAAATTAATGATGCTAATCTTGCATTAGCCTCTAAAAATAAATTATGGTTTCCTTTAAATTATGACGCCGATAATGATAAAATTCGATTTAAGGCGCAACAAAAGACGGTAATTGAATTATCAGAAGATAATAATTTTATTGTATTTAAGGACGATGAAACGAATATACCAATAATTGGTGTATATTTTTATAGTCCTATAGCAATTTTAGAGGATTATTTGAATGATAAAATAATGTCTCATTTGTATAAACCAATTAAATCTGAAATATTAATAACAAAATCTGAAAATGAGAATTTTGAGGATTTGATAAAATCGTATAAAATCAAAATTCCAATTGATAAAATTGATAAAGATAATTATAATTATTCAAGTATAAATAATTTATTGCAAAAATATAATTATAATTTGGATAATATATCTCAAGATGATTTTAAAATAATTAAGGACCATCTGGATAAATTAAATCAAAATGAAAAAATTGAAAAGATAACTTATAAATCAATTCAAATAAAATCAATTGAATTAAATAATCCTAGATTTACTTTTTTTAATATTCTTAAAGAACTTAAAATATTAATTGATATTACTATAAAATCAACTGATGTTATTAATAAACAATTAAAAATATTTCAAAAAGAACGTTCAGTTGTTAAAAAATTAGATATAACTCGAGACTTATTTTCAATAGTAACTAATCTAAATGATAAAAATTATGACTCAGTTATTACTAATTTAAGGGATTTAAGGAAAAATATAATATTGGATGAGGCTATATCAAAATTAGAATTATTTAATAAATTAAATAAGAAAAATATAATAAATCAGTTAGATGAATTGGAATTAAGATTTGAATTATTAAAATATTCATTTGTCGATATTTATAAAATAAATTTTTCATGTGCTGACGATGAACATGAAATTCATATTGGAGCAGATGAAACACATTATGAAGGAGTTCCTGCAAAAATTGGTCAATCAAATGAAAAAGAAGATAATTATGAATATGATGATGAGAAGGAAGAAATTAATTTAGATGAGACACAATTTAATAAATATTATAATAATCAATTTTATAATGCGGAAGTTGGATTTTCAGAATTATTAAAGATGGTATTACCATATTTATTTAGAATGCAAAAATTAAGTGCTTTACCTATAAATTATGATATGATTGTTTCATATATATTTGGTAAATATAGAACAATAGAGCCAAAAATAACAATAATATATAAATATTTTCCTGATATTGAGGAAGATGAATTAAATATTTATTTAAAAAAATCAATAAAATATATTTTGATAAATGCCAAAGATAAAATGATAAATGCAATGAATGAATATTTTAATAATTTTAAAAATGTCATATATGATATAATTGCTTTATGGAGTATCACTATTCAAAAAGATATAGTTCATGAAACTTTATTTTTTAATCAAGAAAATTTATTTCCGGAATGTGAGCATTTATGGGATGAATATGGCGTTCCTTATGATATGAATTCTAAAAAAGGAGTTATGATTTATTTAAGTTGCATATTTAGAGAAGTATATGGAGATTTATATAAAGATGAATATGCGAATTTAGTTCCATTGGATGAGGATTATAAAAAAATTATAATGACAAATATAGCAACTAATTATGAAAAAGAATTATTATTAATAACTAAAATAAATGCTAAAAAAGATAAAATTAATATTGGACGAAAATATTATGATACTTTATATGATTTATTAAAAAGAAAAGAATATAAAGGTGATAATTTTTTAAAAGCTTATATAGATGCATTAATTTATATGCCATCAATAAAATTTGTAAAAATTCATAAATATTTGCAAGGTTGTTGTTTAGAAAAAATAGATGAAAATTTTAGTGCTGATTTATATTTTAAAACAGACAGACAAGATTTAAAAAAGGCAAAAGAAAAATTAACCGGAAAACGTGTATTTAATATGCCGCGATATAAAAGATTTTTCATTAAAAAAATTAAAGAAATTAATAAAGAACAACAATTTATTGAAATTAATAATCCTATTAAATATGATATCATTTCTATCGATTTAAAAAAATGGCTAATGGATTTAAGGGATTTAAAGGATACCACAATATTTACGGAAGATTTAATAAAAAGTTTATTATCATCAGTATTTAAAACAACTGAGAATTATAAAGAAAAATTTATTAATTATTTTAATAATAAAGAATTGAAACAATTATTTCATAATTATGATTTTGATAATTATAAACAAATATCATTAATTATTTCTAAAATTTTATATAAATATCTTAAAAATGACGCATTACCTTTTATTTCTATTATTAATACTACAGTTAATGAATTAAATAAATTAAGTTCTATAATTACTGATGATAATATTAGAGATATTTATAGTATTAAACGTATTGCTGTAATTCGCATTATGACTTTACCATCATCAATTGAAAGTTTTATAAATAAAAAATTTATACCATCAATTGAAATGGATAAAGATGTATATCAAGAATTATTAAAAGAAATTATAATAAGTGTTATCAATAATATTAAAAATTGTCATATGTTAGATTTAGAGGAACAAATTGATTTTATTAATCAAATTCGTGAAAAAAATAAATTTGATATTTTAGCAAGAATGAATAAAAAAACCCGTGAAGATAAGGAAATAGAAAAAGAATTAAAAAAATATGGTTTGAAATATAATGAAGAAATTTTAGATAATGAATTAGAACCTGAAATTAATAAAGAAAAAATGGATAATTTTGAAGAAAATGAAGGAGAAGAAGAATATAAAGTTGATATGGAGGATGGTGATAGTGATGATGAATATATGAAAGGTTCAAATAATGGTTTTATATATGCTGATTAGCTAAATAAATAAATATGCATTATTGATATAGAGAAATGAGAAACAATGATACACCATCAATGGATAATATTTATAATTCTAAATTTTATAGTGAGGTAAAAGCTTATGAACAAAATTTAAGTGATGATTTTTATAAAAAAGCGCAAATGCCATTTCAAACTGGTGTTATTCCACATTATATTAATAGTGATGATATGAATACAAGTGTTATTAAAAGTTTATCAGGAAATGATATTAATATTAATGATTTTAAACATGGAAATATGCAACCTTTTATAAAAAAAGGAGTTACGCAAAATATGGAACAATTCGGATTAAGTAAAAATATGGGTTATAGTTCAGATACTAAAGATACACGAAAAACTGAAATTTCTAGAAATGATTTTTTCCCTTCTATGCCCGAATATAATAAAAATTTTATTGATAAAACAAAATTTTTAGCATCAAGAACAAATTTAACTCAAATTCAAAATAATATATCACCTATTCAAACTATTCGTGTTGGTCCTGGTTTAAATAAAGGTTTCACAAGTGAAGGTTCAGGCGGATTTCAACAAGCTGATACTGCTAGATATGTTACTCCTAAAAGTAAAGAAGAATTGCGACCTGCTTCAAATCAAAGGTCATCAACTTATACATTACCTATGAAACCTAAAAATAATACTGAGCAACGTGGAATGATTACACCTATGAGTAAAAATCGCACTGAAAAAGCATTTGTGCAAACTGAGGATAATTGGTTTAAAGGTCAATCAGTATTAAAAAAGGAATCAGAAAGACCCGAAGAAAATCTTAAAGATACATCAACAAGAACTGATAGTCATATTAATTATTATGGTCCATTAAAAAATCAAGTTGAAAATAAAACAGATGATTATGGAAAAAATACAATTATTATTTATGATAATGAAAGAAATTTAACGCAAAAAGAAACACCCGTTGCTAATTTTTCAAGCGTTGTTAAAGCAATGATATCACCCGTAACAGATGCAATAAAAATAACTTTGAAAGAATATTTTGTTGATAATCCTCGATTAAATGGAAATGCAACCCCTCAATCTCCTGAAAAATCTACTGTATATGACCCTATTACACATGTTATGAAAACAACTGTTAAAGAGACAACAATTCATGAAGGTAATAATGGCGTTTTAACCGGATATGATGAAACTTATTCAGCTTTATATGATGCCGCAAAAACTACAACTAAAGAAACAACAATTCATGAAGGAAATAATGGCGTTTTAACTGGATATGATGAAACTTATTCAGCTTTATATGACGGAGCAAAAACTACAACTAAGGAAACAACAATTCATGAAGGTAATAATGGCGTTTTATCTGGATATGATGAAACATATTCAGCTTTATATGACGCCGCAAAAACTACAACTAAGGAAACAACCATTCATGAAGGTAATAATGGAACTTTGAGTGGATATGATGAGACATATTCGGCTTTATATGACGCAGCAAAAACGACAACAAAAGAGACAACCATTCATGAAGGTAATAATGGTAATTTGAGTGGATATGATGAAACTTATTCGGCTTTATATGATGCAGCAAAAACGACAACAAAAGAGACAACCATTCATGAAGGTAATAATGGTAATTTGAGTGGATATGATGAAACTTACTCAGCTTTATATGATACTGCAAAAACGACAGGAAAAGAGACGATGATTCATGAAAGTAATGGTGGATTTATGGAGGGAAAACAAACAGGATATGTTAATAGTAGTAGGGCAAGAACAACATTAAAGGAAACATTACCATGTAGAGATACAGTAAGAAATATTAATAAAACTTCATATTATAGTACATATGTATATGACCCGTCGTTAGTTGCTAGAAAAACAGTTAAGGAGACGACAGTAAGTTCGGGAAGTTCTGGATATGGATTTTTAGGAGGAGTATTAAATGGTTTATTTGGAGGATATTTAATAAAAGATGAAAAGGCTAAAAATACTCAAAGACAAAATTCATTAACTGATAATTATGGAATTGCAGGAAGTAAAACAATATTTAATCAAACAGATAGAGAGGCTGATTATAATGCTGAGATTGATGGAACGCGAGAAATGATAATGATAAAAGCAGGAAGAACACCTAATGCAGGTGGTAAATTTGTAGGTGTTCCTAAGGAAGATGTAAATATGGTTGTGAATAAACGTCAAATAGATTTGGAAGAGAGTGCAAGAATAGGCAATATGGGAATAGCATATGATGGATTACCTGCACCAGTTGATATATCAAGTATAACAAAACAAAAAACGGCAGAAAATGCATTTAATAATAGATTAGATAGTTCAATATTATCATCATTGATAGATAATGATAATGTTATAAAAATAAATCCGATAAGAACTGAATGTAAATCTATTTAGAAAGTTTTTTTAACTTTTATTTGCATTTTATTTTTATTATGATTTTTAGCAAAGACACTTGGATCATATGGTTCTTCATCATCTTCGTCTTCATAAACAAGAGTATTTGCTTTTCTTTCTTTTTCTAATGCGCATAAATTCCATAATTCAGGCGTACACATTTTAAAATCTGCTTCTTTTGCTTTATACCATTTAACCTGGTCTTCTAATTTATTACTTTGAATTTTATTATCGATAACAACACATTCATAATTTTCGGTGCAACTATCCATCACGGCACAAAAAGTTGAAAAATCATTAAAAACTCCTGCATAATGATTATATATTTTTTCTCTTTCTTTAATAATATTATTTTTAAAAATAAAAACATAATCAATATTAGCTCTAAGAACTGGAGGTAAACCCATACAATATTGCATAGTAATTAAAAAAAATATTTTATAATGTCGTCCGTTCATAAAAATACTTCTGATATTTTTATCAGTAGGCCATGTCTTATCATATAGACAATCATCTAAAATTAAAAAAGCTCTATTATCGATATCAGATGAATTATATCTTTTAATTTGAAGGGCTTTTTGTTTATTAATTGATATTTGTCTATCTAAGAATTTTTTAATAATAACAGGTTCATATTCTTCATAAATTAACATATTAGGTATAAATGTTTCAAAAAAATTATTTGCTGTTTCTGTAGGACTAATAACAACACCAACCGGCAAATCTTTATGATAACTTAAGATATCTTTCATACAATATGATTTTCCAGTATTTCTTTTACCAATTAAAACGACAACTGAATCGCTTTTTATAGTAGATGGATCGAATTTTTTTAATTCAAGTTTCATATTTATTTATTTAATTATTTTAATATTTATATATATCTAATGCGTATAATTATATATAATTAACATTCTATATTAAAATTAGAGTTTATATGGAATATTATATAATTTCATTGTTTATTTCGCTAGCAATTTTTATATTTGTATATTTATGCGATTATAAGAAACCAATGAATGAAAATGAAAATAATATTATTTATGATAATAATGGTTATGAAATTCCAAATGATAATAAATCATTATTTTCAAAAAATAATTTATTATTATTTGGAATTATATATATAGTTGTAACTATTATTAGTTTTTATGTTTTTACATCATCAATATCAATATCTTCATTATGTCCATTATTTATCTCTAATTTATTAAAAGTTCCTGAACAACAACCAGTATTAATAAAAGGCGGTGAAGATAATGATGAAATTGACCCTGCAATTTTAAATAAAATAAATGACAATATTGAAATTGGTTTCAATCCACCTAATATGGATGATGATAATGATAATAATGATAATAATGTTTAATTATAATAGTAAAATAATATAAAAATGATTATTAATTTTTTTTAAAAGTTTTTAAAGTTAAAAAAATGACTTTTACATTTGATGAGGATAATTTCGAGAGAATGTTTCATGAGAAATATAATAACGAAGAAGATTTTGAATTGTTTTTATATACATTCACTGAAAATTTTTCATCCAAAAAATCATTGATACATAATAAGAATGTTGTAAATTATTATTATGGAACAGCTGAAAATGCCATTAAAGTTTATGAGAAAACATGGAAACTTGAATATCACAAAGATTGTTTATCAAAGGGGAAAAAACAAGCATATATTGAACTCGCTGCAATAACATTATATAAGGTTTTTTATAGTAAGTTGCATCCAAATTGAGATTTTAAGGTTTTGATATAAAGAAAAATTAATTTTTTTCTTTTTTGTAATTATAAAAATAAAACTTAAAAATAAGAATGAATAATAGCATTGATTTATCAATTAATTTTAAAGATAAGGAAATATTAAACCTTAAAAATTTTACATTATCAAAAATTGGTATATTAATAATAAATGAGTTAGCATTTAATTTTATTATTTATTTCTGGTATTTATTATATATTTTTCGTGTAATTCATTCTCCTAATCCATTTTTTGCATTAGTATTATCATTAATTCAAAATTCAATATTATTTATATATTTATTAATGCATGGATTAACTAGAGATGATTTAATTAAATATTTATTTGTTTTAATAATATTTAAAGTAATGCCAATATATTCAATGAGACATGATATGAATGTTAGTTATTTTGATGTTTATGTAACCGTTTATTTATATATTATTTATATTTTTATAGTATTAGTATTATATAATTTAATATTGAGAAGAAATACTAATGTAGAAAATGTATTTAAGACTGATATTACAAATGCAAAATATGATAAAAATATGACATCAAATGCATATGATACTGTTTATAATGATATGATATTACGGATAATTTAGAATAATTTTATTTAGCATAGTAATAATAATACTAATATAATAAATAATATCATTCATTATAATATTTAATTGTTGATTGGAATTTTCATTAATGAAAGATTCAAAAAATAAATTTTCTATTTCTTTATTATAATTTACATATAAATCGTGATTTATGCGTGATTTAATATTAGAATTTAATTTAAATAATTTATTACATATTATCAAATAATGTAATTCATCTATATCTTCACAAATATTATTTAATTCTTTAATAATTTCTTTGATTTCTTTTATATCCATATTTCTATTATAATTGAATAAATAGTTTTATATATTCTTTTAAAGTATTTCTACAACTTAAGCATTTAGTTAAACGTGAATTATGATATTTCAGACTTTGCATTAAACATTCATTACAACATGTATGACCGCATGGAATTGCACACATATTAATTTCATTCTCGAAACAAATCGGACAAATATTTTTACTTGTTTTTTCTAATGGTATAATTTCTTTAGTGGTATTAATAAAAAGATTTCTATAAGCAAGTAATTTTATTTCTTGTTTTTCAATATCTTCAATTAATTTATTTTTTTTAATTGTATAATAATCTTTTATCCATTTATCCGCATATATTTTAAATAATTCAATATATTTTATTATATGTTCTGACATTTCATTAGTTTCTATATTTTCGGATGTTTCTCTGCACAATTGTATCATTGCATTCTGATGTTTATTATAAATATTACATTTATAATTAATTATGTCTTCTTTCTGTTTATCTAAATTAATACTTAATAATTTATTTTCATTTAATAATTTATTAAGATTTTTATAATCTTTTAATAATTTTTTTGCATCTATTGTATTATTCCAATCCTTTATATCATTATTATTAGTATTATTAGCATCAATAGTATTATAAATATTTAAATCATCATCAATAATATTATAATCAGTATCTACATTTTCATTTAATTCGTATGCTTCATTTATGGAAGTATAATTCATTATATAATAAATAAAAAATAAATAAAAAAATGATAATTTAACTTATAAATAATTAGATATATAAATAATGTCTTTGACTATTTCTAAGCAAGCATTAAAAAATAATTTATTGAATATTTATAATTTAAATGAAAAATATGACTTAATTTCTTTCTATAGAGTTTTAAGAATTCATAATGATAAGATTAGATTATATACAAATGATGTTATATATCAAAATTATATTACTGAATTATATAATATATTGGATGTATATATGTATGGTGATGGAGAACTAGATATCATAAGCAAAAATAAATGTTGCATTGCACTTCGCAAAGTTATCAAATATATAAAATAAACATTTGTTATATTTATAAAGCAAAAATAAATAAAACTGAAACTTTATATTTTTTTGTTATAATTATAATAATGAACGGAATTCCATTCAATCATTACATTGATATTAGTCAAATATCAATGCCAAAATATATATATATGGATGAAATATATGATTTTGACGAAATATTATTCAACATTTCGCAAAAGACAGAAGGAGACACAAGGAAACGAAAAAGAAGTATTAATGATTATGAGGAAGAACATAATAAAAGATAACTTCTAACTTCTTTGATATATATCTGAAAAAATTATTTTTTTGGATTTATAAAAAACTGATAAATTATTATATATTTTTTTATTATGGATGATAAAAAGCAATGCGTCATTAATAATATTAATTTCATAATTTCAAATTACTATAATAATAGAGATATAGAAACATTTTATAATCAATTATGTCAAATTGATGATGATATACATTTATATATTTCTGAAAATTTATATAGAGAATATAAAATAGAACATCGATGTATTTATTATGAGATTATTTATGGCGGTGATGAAGAAGATGCTGATATTGTTGTTAATGATTGTATTGTAATTTTAGAAAGAATAATAAATATAATTGTTCAAATATAATAGTAATATAATATAAAAAATGATATTAATTTTTGATATTAATATTTATACCATCTAATGGAAGATACCATTCTTAAAACGAGTAAAGAACTTATTGAGGCAATTAAAGAACTTCGTGTTAATTTTGAAGAAGATGAATGTTTAACGGTATTTTATCGTAGATTGTGTTCTTTGAAAGATGACATTAAGGCGAATATTTCTTCTGAATTGTATGATAAGTTCGATATTGAATATAAATGCGTTTACTATGAACATTTATTTGGAGATGGCACATTCTCTGAACATGTTGTTAAAGATTGCATGGATTGTTTGGATGAAATCATTGACACCCTTATTTTAAAGGATTGAGAATGATTAAATTATATGACAAAATTAATTTTTTGTCATTTTTATATTAATCATCTAAATCAGTATCATCAGAACTATTATAATTATCAATAATAATAGTTAATAATTTATCAAAAAAATTATGATATAGAACAATTGATGCCAATTCTGCATAATTTAATTTAGACCCAATAAAATCAAATTTAGAATTATAATAATATTTAAATAATTCAATAGCATTTTCTATCGAATTATTTGTATAATGATTAATAATATTCATATTTTGGTGAATAGTATTATCATCTGTATAAATTTCAATAAAATCTTCAAGAAATAAATTAAAATATATTATTCCATCATAACTATTATATTCTTTAACAAAATTATTAATAAATTTTAATTCATCAAAAATTATTGTTGACATTCTTTAAATGATATTATTAAATATTAAAAAGATATTTAAAGAAAGTTTGATATTGTCCTTAAATCATTATTAAATCATTAATGGTAGATGATAGAAATGAATATAATGATGCATATGCTAAATCTTTATAGAAAAGTTCTTTATTATTATAATCATTAAAATTAATATTTTTTATATTTTGATTAAATAATTTAATAGCATCATAAACGTCTCCTGCATAATGAATGATTATCTCTTGATTTTCACCAATAGTATTATTTGATGATACAATTATATTTATTTCAGTTTCTAATATTTTTTCATAATTTTCATTATTTGTTTTGAATTCATATAATAATAATTCAATCAATTCATTCTCATCAAATGAAGAAACCATGATAATGATAATAATGATATTAATCATCATTTTTTATAAAAAATGATTTTGAAATAAATAAAATAATAAGATGAAGATGGTTTCTTTGTTTGATGAAAATGAATTTATTAAATCAATTGTTTATGATGATAATGTTAATGGTAATGATTATGAGAAAGCATTATATGATAAATATTCAAATGAAATTATATTTGGTTCTAAAAAGGAAAAAGAGATTTATTCTAAATATGAAAAAACTTTCATAATAGATATAGATTTTAATGACCGTGTTATGATACAAATGTCTTTTAATGAAGATATTATATTTATTAATCATATTCCATCTTTATTTGATATATTACAATGTAAAGTGGATATTGAAAGAGAAAATGCATATTTAAGTGATGCAGATACAGATATTGAAATATAATATTTAAATAAAGATGATTATTAATTAAAAATGTATTAATATTTAAGTAAATACATAAAAAATGATAAGTAAATAGTAATTATTTATTATGACATATTCAACGATGGCATCCACTTTTGACGAAGCGACATTTATCTCTACTATCTTGAGAATTTGCCGCGAGGACTATTCGCTCAATACCACCACGATTTTTACGGAAAATTACATAAATGAAATTGGATTCAATACTGAAAAGGAGAAATCAATTTTACAAACACTTCGAAATAACTCAGGACCTGACGCACACATTTACGACGAATCATTATATTCATATTTACTTAACAAATTTGAATATGAATTGGACGATTGTTATGATAGTGAGGAAGATACTGATGAGGAGGAATGAATGTTTATTTTCTATAAGGGCAAAAACTAATAATTTTTGTTCTTGTTAAATATAAATGTAAATTTGTATTATTTTTTTTAATTTTATAGAAAAAATGAAACATTACTTTTAAAATTACTTTTGACTAAGTAAAATGTTTTTTAGAAGAGAAGTTCATTATATAACGTTTCTTTGCCTACTTTGATGATGCAAACTTAATGCATTGGTTGCGCAAATTTAACAATATATTGAGGATGTATCTTCGACAAATGTTTCCAGAAATTAAAGATAACTTTGATTGCTGGTTTTGGTCATTTAATTCTTATTTTTTATTTTAAAATATTTGTATTAATAATTAAGAATTTATAGAAAAAATGAAACTATGATTTTATAAAAATAATTATGACATATACAATGATGGCATCCAACACTTTTGACGAAGCAAAATATATTTCGGCAGCTCTTGAGAAGATTTACTATGACTATTCATCCAGAATTGACAGAATAATTCTTGACCATTATATGCTAGAGATTGGACATGATTTGGAGAAAGAAGCGTCTCTTTTAGAAAGTTATCGCAATGAGGGAAAGGCAACACATGGAACGTTATATGACATTCTTTACTTCAAAGTCAATAAAGCAATTGACGGCGAAGAAATGGAAAGTTATTACCAGATGGACCACCCTTCTTACATGAACTGATTTTCGAGACTTTATAAGAGCAAAAATGCAAATTTTTGTTCTTTTCTTATTATTATTATGATTATTATGATAAAAGGAAAAGAACAAAAATAAATGTTTTTTGTTCTATATAAAATCAACTGATGATATCTAGCCTATAAGCATTGGTTTAGTATCCGCCGCAAGCCAAATATCAGCAGCTCTATATAAAATATCATCTTCCTCTTCAACTTCCTCATCAAAGAAGTAGTTATTTGATTCAAGATATTCATATAATATTTTGCCACATAGCTTTTGCATAAACAATGAAGATTTCAAATCGTTTGATAGATTTTTATCAACAAACAATCGGATATCATTGATGATATCTTCATAATTTATATAATTTTTAGTGCGAAGAGTATAAACACAATTCAAAATGAAAACTTCTTGAGAAAACATAGATAAATATAAATACTTTTATTTCATTTTTATATATAGTTTCTTATAAATCAATACAAATTTTATATTAAAAACAAAAAACAAAAAATTAATTTTGCTTTTTATAATGATGATAAATTCAAGAGTTCTCATCATCGGTTTCCGCTTCGCTTTCATAATCAACCACCAGCTCTTTTTCAACCATCAAATACAGTTCATTATGAAGGTCTGATAATTCAGTTGGTGAAAGACTTCCTGCTACTTCGGGGACATCAATGATTTTATCAAAGTATTCATCGAAAACAATGGTAATATCATATTCATCAGCAGCTTTATATTCGGCGATGCAATCGGCAACAAACTTCTCTTTATTTAGATTAAGAGATGTCATATCAAATAGCATAATAGTAAAAGTAAAAGATTATTATCATTTTTATTTCAAAATTAGTAAAAATAAGACAAAAAAATATTTTTAATCATCAAAATTATCATCATAATAATTGATTTCTTCATCTGAATAATAAATTTCAGTTTCGGCATCACTAAAATAAAGTAATGTTTCTTCATCAATTGCATCAAGAAATTTAGAAAATAATTTAGGTTCTAATAATTTTTTGATATAATCATTATTATTATAAATTTTTTTTGAATTATCAATTTGTTTTTGTGTATAATAATTTAGAATAATATTATTGATATTATGGATATTATCAATATTATTAATTAAAATATTAAAATGTTTATTAAATAAAGATGTACAATAATCAAAATAATCAATAATATAATTACGTCCATCATATTCATTCATAATATTATTGATGAAATCATTTTCATTAAAATAGATAATATTAGTCATTTTATTTGATATTATTTTTTATTTTAATGTCATTTTTTTATTTAAGGAGATTTCAAAATTATCTTTAAATATAAAAATAATGTCATCGGGATTAGTATTATCCGAACTAATGAATGATAAAAAAGATATTGAAAATAATATTAATGATAATATTTATAATATTATTTATAAGAAATATTATAATAATAAATCAGATAAATATGAACAATTGCTTAAAAATAATTATAAAAGATTAAATATTATAAATGATAAGATAGATAATTATCGAACATTATGAGCTGTTGATTTATTATAGAAATATTTATTATAATAGTTATATAATATTATAATATGTGTGATAATTATAATAATATGAGATAATAAATGAAATGATATTATATTAGTTAACTTAGATATGAAATAACAGATAATTGCTAAATGAATTAAAATTAATACATATATATTTTTAATTTTATAAATATATGTCAAATCTATTAAATATCCAAAAACCATTACTGACCTATCAATAAATTTTGCAATAATTGACGTTGTTCCATGATTCCAAACACTAACAATAGGACCAATTATATATGTAATAAATATTATAAAAGGAGGTTGAAATATGAAGATTGCAAATGAATGAATAACTAACATTAAATAAGATGTTAAAAATAAATCAATATTAGCCATTTATTTATAAAAGTTTTAAATAATTATATAAATATTATATCTAATTTTTATTATATGTCATATTCAGTTAAAATAAATATGAAAGCTTTTAAATATATTCCATGTGAATTAAAAGAACAATATTATAATTCGATGTTAAATGATGTATATTATTTTTATAATAATATAAAACCGAATAATAATGAAAAAATAATTTGTATCGATGGAAACGAATTAAATTTATCTCGCAATAATCTTCTCCTAATACCTGAAAAATGATTTAAGGGTTTCTTGCAAATGTCTTTAAATCATTTTTCAGGTATTAGGGATAACATAATTATGTAAAATATTATTCTTTTTGCTTTTTACATCATATTTTGTTTTCTTATTTTTGTATTGTTGCATGTATTTATCATAAGTTGGTATTCCATGATTATCGATAGGTATTTTACGAGTAAATATTTTTTTAAATGTTAATGAATTATTTGATATTATTAATATTTCATCATGAAATTTAGATGTCTTATAATGTATCCATCCATCAATTGGTGCTATTCTATTATCACTAAAATATTTATTAACTGCTTTAAATAATTCAACTAATATATCATCTCCGTCTTTATCAGAATGCCTATTTATTTTTTTAGGAGGATTATCGAAATCATAATTATCATCGTAGTCATATGAACATGTTATATGTAAATAATATTTAAAATCATCTTTTAATTTATATGATATTTTTAATTTATCAATAAGATTAAATAACATTTGAATATTATCTAAATTGCCAATATCCAATAAATATAAATTTTTATTTGTTTCATATTCAATTGTAAAACCTATTTTTGGAATATAATATAATGGATATATATATTTAACTTGATTTGTAGGATTATAAATATCACTTAAATTAGGTAATGACGAATAAATAATTGTTGTATAATCTTTATCTAATCCATATATATCAGCCGTTTTTCGAGATGATAAAAAATAACTTCCTTTATGTCTTGAATCATAATATTTATAATATTCTTTTTTAACTATTTCATCATTTATTTTTATTTCCTTTATTTCTGATAACTCTGAACTATGAGATAATGCTTTTGATTTAAAATTTGTTTTTAATTTGTTAAAATCAAAATCAGTTCCTTGATATAATACTGTTTCCATTGGTATTATTGAAATATAAAATTTTTCATTAAACTCTGATTTATTTATTTTTTTTGTCATATATGGTTGCAATGATGATAATTGTTTTACACGTCTATCACTTGGAGAAGACATTATTATATATATCTATTATATAGCTTCATTTTTTATCTAATTCTAGTAATTAAAGTTGTTCTTGTATAGTATCATCTGATATTATTTTTAATTTAAGGACATTAATAAAAAATTATTTTTTAATATAATATTTATTAAATATAGAATATGCCAATAAAAAACAAATCATCAAAAAAACTATTAAAAAAAGGAGGAACTTTAATTCCTAAATTTATTAATACACCGTTAAATACAGATGCATCTAATCTATCAGATTTATTTAATAAAATAATAACTAAATTAGGAGCTAATAGTGAAACATTAAAGATTCGAATTTTTTTAGCTAAAATAAGCGAAAAAATACATGACGGAAAAACTATTTTTGATGATATAACTGAAATAGTTAATAATTACAAAAAAGATGGTATAAATTTTCAATCTGAGATATATAATTTATTTTTTAACTATAAATTATTTGATTTTGAAAATGAGCGACATTTTATTACAATAGATCCAACAATAATTCAAATAATGATATTTGAAAACGATATTGCAATTACGGATGATGAAAATAATGATATAGTTTATTCTTTAAAATTAATTATAAGAGATACACATGAATTAACTTTAAGATATACAACTCATTTATTTCCTAATAAATCAAAAACGAATGAATTAGAAGATTTAACTAATTTTAATAATTTTAATACGTCTTTAAATAATCAATATATTAATGAAAATTATGATGCAGAATTAAAAGATTTTTTAAAAAAATATATTAAATTTTATAATTTTTATAGAAAATGTTATACATTTAATGACAAAAAATTAATAGAATATCAATTAAAATATATAAGTATTTTAGGTAAAGCAAGATTTGCAGACCCAATTATTCAAGTAAGAACAGCAGTAGTAACTGATTATATAATGTCCAATTTATTATTTGCAAGTCCATCATATGCATTTATATCAGGAGGTTATAAAGGTTTTAAAGATAATAAATATGGCGTAACACGGTCAGGTTATGAAATTTCTAAAAGATATAATAGACCTATTTTAACAATTATGTGTGCAGAGGGTCTGCATGATGCTCATGAATATTCTGATGCTAAATTGATATATGGTGAACATTGGGGAGAAGATTCAATCGCATTATCACAATTAACAGATGGTGCAATAATTATTGCACCATTTGGAGGTTGGACATATATAGAATGTTTAACATTATTAGCAAATCAAAAAATAGTTGGAATTTATAATGATTTTTTTAATATTTTAAATTATAATCAAGATATAAAGAGTAATGAAAATGAAAATTCAAATTTTTTTAAATTTACTTTAACAGAGCAAAAAAATATTATTAATTATAATATTAATTATTATTTAATATTACTATATTTATTAAATAAACCAGGTGATGAAGATGTAACTATTAAAGATAAACAACAATTTACTGATTGTCTCAAATTGGGAGTACAATTATTATCAGTTTTAAAATTATTATTAGCAGATGCAATGAAATATTACCGCAACACAGTAGTAAAGATAGAAGAAGCTATATTTGAAAGAAATACTTATATAGACAATTTAAACAGCCTTAATTATTATGAGACAATAACTGATGAGATAGATAGATTAAAAAAAATGTTAGAAGAGTATAAAATAAGTTTTGGAGAGAATATTCAAATCATAATTGAAATTATAACAAATTTTAATACCTTAAAAACAATAATTCATGACCGTGTATTTCAAAATTTAGATAATATAAATAAATTATATAAAAGATTAAATCCTCGCTCAACATATCAAGATAAAATACCGGAAAAATGTGATGGTATTTGGATTAAACCATTATTTGATATATCTTCGAACATTATAGATATATCAAAAGTTGATATAATAAATGTTGATTTAAGTAAAAGTGTAGAAGATTTACGTGTTAAACTTGATGAATTTACTGTAATTTCTTCACTTAAAGAACAAGAAGGAAGAGATAGAAAAAGAGAAGGAGGTGACAAAAAAGGTAAAAGAGGAGGTACTTGCGCTACAAGTGGTTATGAAGCAAACTTACTTGCCTATATAAATAAAGTTGATATTAATATTGAATTATTATTAGAAAATTCTTTTTTCAACGATAAATTACATAATAATATAATATTTGTATTTTCAGATGTAATGTATTTAAATATATATTTAAATGAAAATTTAAATGCAAGTTCTTTTCAAGAACGCATACAAAATAAAATAAAAGCTTTATTAGAAAACAGCGAACTTAAAGATATAATAGCTAAAGAAAGAGAATATGAAGTTGTTTTATCTAGAAAAATTGATGGTACATTAGATGAAGAAACTAAAAGTATCAGTAATATAATAAAGATGAGACAAGACTATACTTTTAAAATAAATGATGATTGCAATAATTATACAAATTTAATTATTGATACATCGGAAAATATGAAAGACGTAGATGTAGATGCAATAATCGCTGATTCCGCTATGAAAGCTACACTTATAGAAAAATATAATAAAGTAAATGAAGTTGCAATAGGAAAGCAAAAACCTATAGTAACTAGAAGTCAATCTTTAAGAATTTTACCAACTAAAAGAGAAATTCCACCTGGATTAATTAAAGCACGTACAGAAAGACAACTTACTACAAAATCTTAATAGTAATTTTAAAAATATTATTAAGATTTTGATTCTTGATTGATGGTAATGAAAGTTGTATTAAATTAAATTTTTCAATATTTAATTTAATACATGCAAATTCTGTTATTATTTAGAAGATATCATAAAAAGCTTAATATGTCATTTAAAGACATTCATAAGATATATTTAAATCAATTTAGATTTGTATTAAAATTAAAGTATTTCTATAAAAAATGATATTATAATTTTATGATTATTTTTACCCTTTCAAACAAAAGATTATTTGATAGTGTCGCAAACTGAAATGTGTAGTTTCATTCGAGATTTTTCGATATTCCTGATTATTTGCACTATTTATACATATATCAATGGTGTTAATGTGTCAATTGGAGACGAAATAATTCGAAAGCTTTTATGGACATATTCATGCACGATGGTATATATTAATACGTGCACATGTGCAGTTCTCGTACTATTAGCAGCAATAATAATTCACTTAATTGATGATAGTTATTAGTTGTTAGAGGAAGAAGAACATATAAAAAGCAAAAAGATATAAAAGTCTTTTTGTTTTTTCTTCTATAAATATAAAAGGATTTAAAGAGATTAATAAGAATTCTTTAAATTGATTTAAATTAATAAAGTGCTTTTAATAATATTTTTAATTTCATTTTTTATATTTTTATAAATATTTTTATTGATACTTAAATCTAAATAATTAAAAGTTCTTATAAAATCATCTAAAACGATTTAAAGACATTTATAAGAAACCTTTAAATAACTTTAACATAGCAACAAATATTTTTATTATTTGAAGAATAACATATATTTTCATTTGCAGCATTTTTGAAATCATTAAATAATTTGGATTTATCATTTAAATTAGTATGAAAACATTTTTTAATACAAAATTTACTTTTTTTAGATGCAAAATCTTTTTTCCATTCTTTTTTTAGTAAAGGACAAGAATATCTGAGAGTTTTATTTTTGTGGATATATTTTTTTATAGAATAACTTGAATCATAAAAATATTCTTCATTATTATAATTTAAAACTACATTTACATGACCTGCTTTTTTCCAAGAATTATCAACATCAGAGAAATTTAAAATATAATCAATTGCATATTTTTGACCTTTATAAGATATAATATCAGTTGATTCATATGTTATTTTATCAACAATTTCTTTTATAGCTACTTTTATATTATCTATAATATAATAATCATTATCAATATCAATTAAAATAATATCTGGAATGGTATCATTATTTTCATAAGTATAAAATTTATTATAAGTTTTGATTAAATATAAACTATCAATATTCAAAAATTTATATAATACCTTTAAAAATAAATTATTATATCTATGCAAACCAACATTACCTAATTTTAAAAAATTATCAATAGTTAATGGTTTATAATTAACACCAGTTATTTTTTTGAATTTATCAATAGATATTGGTATTTCTTTATCAAATAAATTTATTTTAGTTTTATCATTTTTCACATAAAAATTATATAATTTTATATAATTATTAAATAAATCATTAAAATAATAATAATCATATGGATATATTTCTTTTAACTTGATAATATCATTGATAATATCATTCTTATCACTTCCTTTTTCTTTAAATTTTTGATTAATAATTTTTATTTTTTTAATAAAATATTTTTTTGTTAATAAATATTGCATTACATTTATATAATCTTTAATAAAAATATATTCTTTTGAATAATCATCTTTATTTGGATTATAATAATATTCATTTATTAGTTTTATCAAAAATTTTATTGGAGTTTCCTTTAAATATATATTAAGTTCATTTGTAGTTTTTTCATCAATTTCATCATATCTTTTACGAACTTCTGTAATTTCTTTAATAATGCGATAAATTAATGTTGTAAATATTTGCTTAGCTGATATGTTGGCTATTGGTTCATCTTTTTTATAATTATTTTTATTGAAATTAAATTTTTTAATTAATAATGCTTTATTTTTATCACTATAGCAAATGCCAACAATAAAAGAAATAAGCCAACATATACCAGTATATTGTGGTATTGTAAAATATCTTTTATCCGATGGTTTAATTTTATTAAATTTGCTTATTTTATTAATAAAATCGATAATATATGATTTTTGATTAGGTTTATTATTATAAATAATATTTTTAAATTTATAAAGTGTTTTTATAGTTATAGGTGAACTAATAGCAGCATAATATTTTATAAGGATTTTATGCATAATAAATGTAAATGTCGTATCTTTCTTATTTTTTATTATTTTACTTTTATTATTATTAAAAAAAATATATGAATATAAAATAATAATAGCAATTGTCATAACATCAATGAAATGATAATTAATATTAATATTATTTTCCAATTGAGAAATTTGAATTTTATCATAGTAATTATAAATAATATTCATATAATTTTTCAAAGTTTCAATAATATTATCATAATTTGTATTTGGTTTAAATTCAGATATATTTAAATAAATTGTATCTAAATATTTTTTAAATTTGTTTAATATTTTAACAACATCATTAATATTACTTTTAGAAACTTTTGAATATTTATTAAAATAATTATCATAATTAACCATAGTAATTAAATCTTTCCTACTTTATTTAAATAGATTTAAAGACATTTATAAGAAACCTTTATATAACTTTAACATAGCAGCATGTAATTTCATTATTAAACGTATAACACATACTTTCGGTATTTACATGTTTATAATCATTATGTATTTTGGATTTATGATTTAAATTAGTATGAAAACATTTTTTAATGCAAAATTTTGTTTTTTTAGATGAAACAAAATCTTTTTTCCATTCTTTTTTTAGTAAAGGACATGAATATCTGAGAGTTTTATTTTTATGAATATATTTTTTTATAAAATAACTTGAATCATACAAATATTCTTCATTATTATAATTTATAGCTACAATTATATGCCCTGAATTGTCCCATGAGTTATGTTGGTCAGAACCGTGTAAAATATAATCAATTGCATATTTATGACCCTTATAATATATAATATCAGTTGATTCGTATGTTATTTTATCAATAATCTCTTTAACATCTAGGCTTATATTATCTATAATATAATTATCATTATCAATACTAATTAGAATAATATCAGGAATAGTATTATTATTTTCACAAGTATAAAACTTATTTTTAGTTTTGATTAAGTATAAACAATTGATGTTTAAAAATTTATATAATGCCTTTAAAAATATATTATCATATGTAGCTAAACCAAAATCGCCTAATTTTTTATAATTATCAATAGTTAATGGTTTATAATTGATACCTGTTATTTTTTTAAATTTATTAATAGATATTGGTTTCATATTACGTAGTCTAAGAACAATTAGAAAATTGTCTAATATATATGAATTAAATAATTTTTTATAATTATCAAATAAATGATAAAAATAATAATAATCATATGGATATATTTCTTTTAACTTGATAATATCTTTTCTAATATCATTCTTATTAATTCCTTTTTCTTTAATTTTATTATTAATAATTTTTATTTTATTAATAAAATATTTTTTTGTTAAATTAAATTGCATTTCATTAATATAATCTTTAATAAAAATATATTCTTTTGAATAATCATCTTTATTTGGATTATAATAATATTCATTCATTAGTTTTATCAAAAATTTTATTGGAGTTTCTTTCAAATATATATTAAGTTCATTTATAGTTTTTCCATCAATTTCGTCATATCTTTTTCCATTTTCAGTAATTTCTTTAATAATACGATAAATTAATGTTGTAAATATTTGCTTAGCTGATAAATTAGCTATTGGTTCATCTTTTTTATAATTATTTTTATTGGAATTAAATTTTTTAATTAATAATTCTTTATTTTTATCACTATAGCAAATGCCAACAATAAACGCAATAAACCAACATATGCCTGTATATTGTGGTATTGTAAAATATCTTTTATCCGATGGTTTAATTTTATTAAATTTGCTTATTTTATTTATAAAATCGATAATATATGATTTTTGATTAGGTTTATTATTATAAATAATAATTTTAAATTTATAAAATGTTTTTTTATTTATAGGTGAACTAATAGCAGCATAATATTTTATAAGGATTTTATGCATAATAAATGTAAATGTCGTATCTTTCTTATTTTTTATTATTTTACTCTTATTATTGAAAAAAATATATGAATATAAAATTATAATGGCAATTGTCATAACATCAATGAATTGATAATTAATATTAATATTATTTTCCAATTCGGATATTTCGATTTTATCATAATAATTATAAATAATATTCATATAATTTTTCAAAGTTTCAATAATATTATCATAATTTGTATTTGGTTTAAATTCAGATATATTTAAATAAATTGTATCTAA